GCTCAGTTGGTAGAGCATCAGCTTCCCAAGCTGAGGGTCACGAGTTCGAGCCTCGCTTGCCGCTCTCTTGAAAATCAAGCAGTTACAAATAAAGTAGCTGCTTATTTTTTTATGTATGCTGAATAACATTCCGCTTTTAGACCCTTTTAAACCCCTTTAATCTTATCTTTGTATGCAAATTCTATGCAAATTTTCAGATTTGCATAAACTAAAAACATAGATATATGGCAACGGTTAAATTCTACCTTGATAAAAGAAGACAAAAAAAAGATGGCACTTATCCGATAAAGTTGAATGTATTCCACAACAAACAAATAATGATAGCTACGCAGCTAAGTGCATCGGAAAAAGAATGGAATGGGAACGAATATTCTGTGCGTGCACAAAATTACAAGCCAAGGAATATAGTTGCCCGTGGAATAATCAATAAGGCGGAAACAGTAATATTGACGTTGGAACAACAAGGAAAGCTGAAATCAACCACAGACAAAGCGTTGAAGAAGATGATAGAGGAAGCTGTAAGTAGCAAGGTTGAAAACCAAAAGACGTTTCTCTATTACCTTGATGAATTCGTTTCCAAGAAAACCAATCAGGGGACTAAGTCTATATATACAACCACAAGAAACAAGATTGAGGAATACGATAGCCATTGTACTTTTGAGAGCATGGATAAGTCATGGCTGGAAAACTTTGAAGCGTGGATGGCAAAGACGATGAAGGTTAACGCCTATGCTATTCATCTACGGAATATACGCACTGTATTCAACTATGCCATTGATGAGGAATACACGACATTGTATCCGTTCAGAAGATTTTCAATAAAGAAAGAGGAAACCCGGAAACGTAGTCTTACAGCAGAACAGCTTAGGTTATTGAGAGATTACCCATGTGAGGAATACCAGATTAGATATAGGGATATGTTCATGCTCATGTTCTATCTCATAGGGATAAACGCATCCGACTTATTTTTAGCGAGAAAAAAGGATGTGGTGAATGGAAGGCTGGAATACAAGAGAAACAAAACAGGAAGACTTTATAGCATCAAGATAGAGCCGGAAGCGCAGGAGATAATAGACAGGTATTCCGGAAATGAAAAGAATGGGTATCTGTTGAACGTGATGGACGATTATTCCAACTACAAGGACTTTCTTCACCGTATGGGAATAGGGCTGAAACAGATTGGAGATACGGAAAGAAAGGGATTGGGAGGGAAAAAGAACAGGAAACCATTATTCCCTGATTTATCATCGTATTGGAGCCGTCATACTTGGGCAACCATCGCTGCATCACTTGATATACCCAAAGAGGTGATAGCCCATGCGCTCGGCCATTCTTGGGCGGACGGGACCACTACGGATATTTACATCAAGTTCGATGAAAGGAAAATAGACAATGCCAACAGGAAGGTTATAGATTACGTCTCAAAATAAAAGATTACCCCACCGGACACTAGTAATTCGGTGGGGTAACTTTTGTCTTAATAAAGTTGAAACTTCTACGTGGCAAATATACAAAAAATAATTCAATCCGTCAATCTTCCGTTTTAATTTCAGGGTATTCTCCGTATCTTTTTATATACTCGTTTTTAAGCTGTATAAAGTTGTTGTATGCTTTCTGAATATCTTCCAAGGCAAACCTCTTATCGTCCTCGGCATTGATTCTTTCCATTTCTTCCCATTCATCCTCTTCCCATTTGTACGATTGTATCTCGCAAAGTATATTCACGAAAACAAGCACTTTATCTGCATCGTCAATCGCGCCTTGTTTCAGAAGCTCACGGCATTGGTCTATTTTTGCTACAAGTTCTTCGGTGTCTGTATCGGTCACGTTTTCAGCTTTTACAGCCAGTACTCCGAGCAGATTATGTAATTTGGCTACTGCACTCTCTCTGTCTGTTTCTCCTTGGATTTTTTGAAGAATATCCTTTGATTCTTCGATTACTTCTTTAATTGTCATAATGTTATGTTTTAATATAAGAAAAAGGGCGAAGTAACTCGCCCAATAATTCTTTGTTGTTTATCTTACTACCGCATCTTGGATTCTTGGTTGGTATTGTCTCCCGAGTTGGTCTTTTACATTTGTGCGCTCCAAATCAATTGTCAAGCCTTCAATGTCAATCCCGGCTTCTTCCGCTAATTCTCTTACTTGTTCTTCGTCACGTGCAATTGCGTGGTAAAGGATGGTTTCGTAATGATTCTCATCGTAAATGTTGTATGCGTTCATAATAATATTGTTTTTAATTGTTTGCAAAATTATCGTTTATAAATCAGTAATCCGTTTTATGAAGTATGTTTTAAAGCATACTTTGAGCGTATTCCGCACGTCTGTTTATCTTGGTTCTAAGAGCGGTTAACCTTGAACGGGTAAATGGTAATCCGGTCTTCGTTAAGACTCCTCTTGCGTTCAATCGTTCAACCACCTTATCTATATCTTGGGGGGTGTCGCAGCCTTCAAGCATTGCAGCTATCATGTTGTTCTTTTCATCGTTCATCGCTTCCTTTCTTCTCTTTTCCCCGTTCGCCTTACCGCCTTTTGCCTGTCCGGTTGTTGTGCCGCCCAAAGAGGTACACCAGTTGCCCGATTTAGAGTAAAATCCGCCTTCTTCCGCTATCTTTTGCTTGCGTGCTGAGAGTGCCGCCTTTGTCCTTTGCTTTATGTTATTCCGCTCTATTTCTGCAAACGTCGCCATCATTGCAAGCTGCAATTTGGTCATAGGGGTTAGGTCTGTACAATCAACGTCAAGCCCGACATTGGCGACTATAAGACGTATTTTTCTTGCCATGAAGAAGTTGGAAATAATATCACTAAGTTCGACTATTCCACCACGTGTAAGACGCGAAACCTCTGATATAATCAGCGTATCGCCTGCCTCAAGTCTTGAAAGCAATTCAGATAGGTTTCTTCTTTTGTACGAGACAGCTCCGCATATTGCTTCATCAGAAATAATTTCGTCAATATTTAAGTGTTTTGACTCTGCGCATCTTGTTATGATATTAATCTGGCTCTGCGCATCTTGTTTGTCAGTTGAAAAGCGGTGATAAGCATAAATCTTTCCCATAATTCGTTGTTTTATATGTTAGTAATCAAGTTCATTTAAAAGTCTTGTGTATTTGTTCACACTATCTCTATATGATTCAAATAACGGACAATTATAATATCTAATTTTAGCCATTGCATTCCCGGTTTCGGACAATCTTTCAACATAGTAATTTAATGCGAAAGAATACTTTTTCTTTAGTTCATTCTTACTTTGTTGTTTATCGAAGTATTCACTACATGATGATAGGCTTAATGATAATAAAGCCAAAATTGCAATTCGTTTCATAATTCAATCATTTAATTGTTAGTAAATAGTTCCGCCCGTGGAACTTGCACCACTTGCAAGGCTTTCAACCTTTGGCGGATAATTCGGTTTAAAAACCGTTATTTCCTGTCATTTCCTTCATGCAACCCACTACGAGCCACACGATAACCATCAAAAAAAACATAGTTCGTCCCTCCCTATTTTAGTTATTTGATTATTTTCCTTTAATGCTTTTCCGCTTCAAGCAACGAATAACGGGCGATACTTGCAAAGGCGGTTGTAGTGGCGTACTGCATCTTCTAAATTATCAAAATAGTACCGCTTGGGCACGCTGCATATACGCCCGTTTTTAACAATATGTAGTACTCCGATAACATTATAGACAACTACATACGATTTTCTATTCTCATTCCATCCCATTAGGCAGTATTCATAATCTGAAAACCTTGTTTCAGTTTCTTTTTGCCCTTGCTTGTACTCTCTTTCTGTCATATTCATATCGTTTTAATTATTATTGATTCGTTTTTAATATCCTTTTTCCACAATCCCGCCAGCCGTATTACTGGCGGGGTATCATAACGTGAACGTTGGTCGAAACCTCAACGTGCGTCTTACACTATCTGTTTACGTGGCAATATGTTTTTATTCATTGTATTTTGGCTTTGCACATTCCGATGTTAACCTTGTTCGATTCTTCCAGTTTGCGAATGTCCCAACGTAACAGTATCATATTTCTACGTCTGTATGCACCGCCTTTACTCGCATTGTTATAATACGCTTGTAACTCCCTTTTAAGCACTGTAATCGTGTCGATATCCATATCCTTATAATTTATCTGATTCATCGTTTATAAATTCCTTGATTCTCTCTATATCGGTGCCGCTGATAAACAGCACAGCACCGAATAACAACAACATAACGCAGAACATATTATTATCCTATTATATAAGGTTCTTTCATGGGAATATATTCCATACCGTTGAGCTGGTATATAGGAAGGAAATTTCTAAACCAACCGTTTCCAGCATCATAAAACCCTTTGAAAACAAAATCACAGGGAGAAGCATTATTGATTATTTCAATCTCTCTATATCCGTATACGTCGCTTTCTCCGTTCTTCTTGATGAACTTCTTTAACCAGGCCAGGCCCTGAATGCCTTGCTCCTCTGTCAAGGGAATACCGTAACCGTCGCCGATACCTTCCAACCAATCGTAATTGATAACGTCTTTCTGTTCTCTGTTAGAACGGTTCTTTAATAGCTGTAATTGCTGTTTAGTGATTACGCCGTTTTCCTTAATCTCTGAAAAAATGCTTTCTAAAGTCTTCATAATGCTATAATGTTTAATGTTAATAATTCAATTCATTACAGCGTGATTAATAGCCTGATAACAGCCTATATGCACTATCTGCCTGATAGCTGCATACTGCATCATTATAATAAGCCAACGAAATTAATTTGAAGAATATTTGCAGGTGAGAAATTAAAGAAGTACTTTTGCCTCCAGTCTGGGGGGGGGGTACTTCTTTAAGTATTCCCAACCTACGAGGGTCTTAACATTGCCGTGTTAAGGCTCTCTTTTTATATCCATCATATCAATATATCACGCTTGTTAATCAATGAGATAACAACCTGTATTGTAGCGCTGTATCTCTTATCTTTTAACACTACAAAGTTCCGAAATTATTACCATATATGCAAGTAAAATAATATATTTCTTTGTAAATAAATAGTCATAATGATATGTTTTATAACATACGCTCGTTACTTAATATTATGCTATATGAAAGCGATTTATTTGCACCTTCACAATAAACCGCCCTTTGTTTACTTTGTCTTTTATAGCCTTGTCAAAGCCATATACAACGAAGCAAACGAGCGTTTAAAGACGTTGCAAGCATCCCCGCCCCCCCCTGTACCAGTGCAGCCGTGAACATCCGTCCCCTCCTGAATTTTTTTTAATTTTTTTTCTGATTTTTCGCTACTTATTATATTGTTGTGATATTTTATTTTTATATCCTTGTGTTTATTGTAAAATAATATTATCATTTTTATGCGGTTTGTTGATGTTTACGTGAATGTTTTCCTTTGCAGTATGTGTATAAACCCCTTTGATTATTTCATAATAAAAGGGAGAGCGGTGTTCGCTGTCGCTCACTTTTTCTTTGTATTACTTTCTTTTTATGGTTTTGGATTAGACATTTTTCCTTTATTTATATAGGGTATGTCTAATATGTTATGCAGTAGTACTATGTAATGCAAGGTTCTTAGGATATGGTCATGTGGGAGATATGGCATATTTGTATGGTCTGTAGCTTTGACCTATGCCATATTTGAGGCTTTCTTTCTTTTGATGGTAAATGGTGTGTGTCTGCGATAATGGTGTCTTGTGTGGCTTTATTTGAGGCGTGCTGTCAAACAAACATGCCTCTTTTTTGCTTCATTGTGGATTATGTTATATAACATGTGTATTTGTTTGTAGAAAGTTTGAATTAATATCATATTATAATAATGGAATTTGTTAATTTTGCAGCGTTTTAATAAAAAGTTATATAATCATGAAGAAAATTTTGTTTTTACTGGCAATGTTGCCTATGTTGGTGTTTACCGCTTGTTCGGATGATGACGAAGATGTAAAACTAACGACTGAACAAGTGGTAGGTAAGTGGAATGTAACTTGGGCGCAGCAAGGCAATGAAAGCCTTGACATCCCAAGCGGAAGTGTTTACATAAACTTAAAATCTGACGGTACTTACAAAACCGTTATGTTTAAAGATTACTACATCGGAGAGTGGAAGTTGGAAGGTAATACGGTAGTGGGTACGACTACTGACCCTATTACTGAGCATTACAAGTTCACTTCGCTTAACGGTAAGAACGCTGAAATCGACTATTCTAACAGCGATGGCGAAAAGATGAAGTTTAGAGCGACTAAGGAATAATTTACTAACGAAAACGTACTGAAATGAAAAAAGTTTTTTATATCCTCTTATTTCTCATTCCGACAGTGCTGTTTTCTGCGTGTTCAGATGATGACGAAAACAGCAAACTATCATTAGATAAGTCTGAAATCTCCTTGTATTACGAGGATGAAGTTAAATTGACAGCCACAGATAATGTGGAATGGAGTTCGGAGGATGAGTTTGTGGCAAAGGTTAGTAGTAATGGCGTCGTTGAAGGCGGTCATGTAGGAAAGACTTTTATTGTAGCTTCAAATGGTTCTGAAACTGCAAAGTGCGCAGTAGAGGTTAAGGCGAAGTACAATACATTTGTTGAGCCTGTGTTGGACTTTGGAGCAAGTAAGGCTGATATAAAGGCTAAGGAGAAAAGGGAACTTGTAACTGATAATGCTACGTCATTGGGATATAAGGATAGTAAGGATGGTGTTGCTATCTTATACACATTCAAGAACGGAAAGATGAACTCTTGTGGGTTTGGGTTACAATATAAATACTCTGACGATATACTGGATTTTCTGTTGGAAAGATACGCTCCTGCCACAATGGATAAAGATGAATATATTTTCACTTTCGTGAATGGGATGTCTGGGAGCTGGACAATGAGCGTCTCTGTCCAGCTATCAAGCGATATAATATTAGTAGCATATATGCCTAAAGATGCTGCGTCTAAGAGTGCTTCAAATGAAGTTCCTAATATAATGGAACATGTGAGAATGATATTGGAGTAATTGGAGTTAATAAAATTAATCTATAAAGCCACGGTAAACCCTATCGTGGCTTTTTTTTGAATAAAATAGAACGGATATGCACTTTGAAGCATTACAGCAAATAGGAATATACGGGTATTCTCCTTTTATTCAGTTCTTCTTTGGAAACATCAGACAACACGAACTTTTTTCCTGATTTTGATTTGTTGTTCAAATCAGGGTTGTCCTCTTTTGAAGAACACTGCTCTTGTTTCAATCTTATATCTCCCATATTGTTTAATTAATATATTATAGAAAGAACGACATACTTTAAACATAACACTACCTAACAATGTTTACTACATTGTTAATAATGTTGTTCCCGATACAAATTAAAGCAGAAATAGGGATGTAACCAAAATGCGAGACAGATTTATTTGTAATTTAGACTGATTATAAATAGCTTATCACTTCTTTTTCCCAAATAGTTCAGAGTGGCTTCCAAGTCTAAGAAGCTCAATCCCCGTCTGTATCAAAAGATAATTATGCTTTATATGGTGTCCCATTTTCATAAAGAAATTCAGGGGCAATGTCCGCACCGTTTGCCCAAAATACTGTACCGTCAACCCCGTAGCGCTCAAACTCGCTTTCATCTTTCAGTTCCTCGAAAGCCGGATATTTCAGGAGTGGCGTTAAATCTACTTTTCTTCTTTCTCCATTGTTGAACGTACACAAAAGAGTGTATTTACCCATGTATTCAGCGGATTCTACTAATAGTATCATAACCTTTATTTTTAGCGTTTAATCTTTTCTATTTTCTCACCATTTTGCGCCTTTTCCCAAATTTCAAGTAATTGCACTTCGTGGGTGTCTATGTATTCATTTATCAGTCGGATAGTTTTTGCTGTTCCCTTACCTTCTACCATCCTATCTTTGATAGTGATAGTAAACCAGTTGTTACATGGAGACGTTTAGGGCGGTGGCTGTCTTTTTGCAAATTAAAAAGCTGTTTTCATAAATTCTATTCCTATTTTATGTATCTGCTCCAATATCTGTCCCTCACGCTCCTTTGACGGTTTTTTAAAACCGTTGATATAATTACGAAGTAAGGTTGCGTTTATACCTATGAGTTTTGCAAATTCAGACACATTTATTTCTTTATGGGTAAGAAAGAAATGTTGCAATTTACTTAATTCTTCTTCCTTTGTTACTTTCATAAGACAGCCGCAGACATTTCTTTCCCGATAGCAATAATGCCTTTCTTGATTTTCTCTATTGTTTCGGTAGTGGGCGTCCAAACACCGTATCTGAAACGGGCAAGTTTTGTCCAGTGCATGCCAAGATATTCCGCAAAGGTTTTCATGTCAAGATAAGGGAAACGGGACAGAAGGTGATTAACTTCATTGTCATAATTTACAGTCTCTTGTTTGAAAAAGCTAGAGATATGAATATCTTCGTCCAAATCCTCCCAACGTATGCTTCTGCCTTCATCCCATATATAATATTTTTCACGTTGGGATTGGGTCGCACAGAACAACGATGGAAAAACTTCAAGACGCTGGCTGTACTTCTCTCCCTTGTCAGTCAAAATGCAAATACAGCCATCTTCAAACCATATTTTTTTAATACTATCATTCATAACCAATCTCTATTTATCGTTAAACACCTCATTCCATGCAGCAATAATATCTTCCTTATAGAAAACAACGGAATCAACCGCTTTTTTAAGAATCTGAGCTTTTAACCCGTTATTCTCAACGACAATCACTTCCGGTGCTACTTGAATCTTAGCTGATTTTCCTTGATATTCTATATGAACATGTATCGGCTCATGGTCATTGGGGTAAAAGAAAAAGCGGATTCCAAATATAAATAACACTGTTGGCATATCTTATGTTGTTTTTATTGCACTACAAATATAGGTATTATTTTCGATACCCGCAAATATTTCCATCTTTTTCCTTTGCCATATCAAAAATTATGTTTTCCTTTGCGATGTTCAAATCACATGGGCGAGCGTAGCCCACAAAAATTTATTTGGAGGGCATTTTTTATGCTTGTACGTTACTAAAGATATTTAGCGTATGTCCTGTGCGGTAGCAGTAATGCCCGCAAAGTTTCCATGTGAACTTGAACAGCAGGTAACATACGCTTTTTTTATTGTTCAAACCACATATGGAAGAAATTAAAATCTTCAACTCACCGCAGTTCGGTGAAATTCGTACCACAGGTACAAGTGAAGAACCATTGTTCTGCCTTTCCGATGTATGTTCGGTATTAGGGCTTAGACAAGGTGATGTAAAACAAAGACTTGGCGATGGGGTGGTTTCAACCCAACCCATAATAGACGCACTCGGAAGAGAACAACAAGCAAACTTTGTAAACGAGGACGGTTTGTATGATGTTATCCTTGATAGCAGAAAACCGCAAGCGAAAGCATTTCGTAAATGGGTAACTTCCGAAGTATTACCAGCCATCCGCAAGACTGGCGGCTATATCGCAACTAAATCTGACGACACTCCCGAAGAAATCATGGCACGTGCTCTAACCATCGCACAAGCTACAAAAAAATATCTGTTTTTGTTTGGTGATTTATATAATTGTTGTACATTTGCAGTGTCACAGTTTTATTATCATATTCGGATTGGGGATTTTTTATGCCCGATATTGAAGTATTGCTTAAAATATAAGCAGAGGTTTCTCCGTACATATTCGCCCCAAAGCCGATATGGAACTGTGACAAGTTGGAGAAATTCTCTGCTTTCTTTATTTATTAACTTTTAATTTTCATTGTTTATGTCACAGTTGAATGAAAATTACTCAAACAGCAATAGCGTTGCTGTGTTAGGTACGGCAAGTCCTTCCGACATGGGACAAATCTTCTCTTATAATGGGAATAGTGTAAGAATGCGCAAAATGAATGGGTATATTCTTGTATGCCTTACTGATTTTGCAAAACCGTTTCCCGACAAGAACCTTTCTCACATTGTAAACTCAAAGGAGTTAACCGATTATGTAGCCCGAATGAGCGAAATACAAAATTGTAGTTCGGCTGATTTACTGAAAGTTACAAGGGGAGGAGATGTGTCACAGCAAGGCACATGGGCACATCAGAAAGTCGCTATCCGTGTCGCTCAAAAGTTATCCACTGATTTTGCCATTTGGGTTGATGATAAGATAGAGGAGTTGTTAACTACTGGAAGCGCATCACTTCAACCCCAACTCCCAAATTTCAATAATCCTGCCGAAGCCGCCCGTGCATGGGCAGACCAATACGAGAAGAACCAAACACTTGCATTGGAAATTCAGCAGAAGCAGGAAACTATCGAACTCCAACAGAAAGAGCTTACACAATCCGCACCAAAAGTCAGCTACTACGACACGCACCTGCAAAGCGTGAACGCTCTTACCGCTACCCAAGTCGGAAAAGAGATAGGTATGTCGGCAGAGAAACTAAATAACAAACTGAAAGAACTTGGAATACAGTTCAAACAGTCGGGGCAGTGGCTCTTAAAATCACCATACGACAAATGGGGTATGCACGAAACGAGAACCAATATTTTCACAAGTGAAAGAGGTAATACCCATACCAACACATATACTGTATGGACGCAGAAAGGTAGACGCTTCATTATTGCTCTATATGAAAATGATTGGGACGTGAAGAAAGCCATCAAGCAGATAAAGGGCGAATTAACGCCAGCAGCATAACGTTCATTATTAAGTATTCATTTGGCAGTCGGTTTCAATGCCCGACAGCTACAACTATACCCAAAAATTTAAAGAAAATGAAGAATTTGTTTGTAAATACAGAAAGAGTTGCTACATTTGCAATGTCGAACATATTCAAAGGCAGGCGGTTGTCTGCTGATAGCAGGCATTTTTTATGCTTGTACATTATTGCTACAAAGATATTGCGGCTGTTACCCCCGTGTGGAGAAGTTAATGCTCTCCCAACTGCCTTTGAGGTATGTTCGACAACGGGAAAGGACAGCCGTTTTTCTGTCTATAATGCCAAAACGTCGAATAATATGGCAGAATTAGTAATTCAAAACAGTAACGGCAACGATGTTACTACTTCATTAATCGTTGCACAGGTGTTCGGAAAGGAACACAAGAATGTATTGAGAGATATTGAAAGCCTCTCATGTTCAGAAGATTTTAATCGGCTCAATTTTGAGCGCATCACTTACAAGGATGCAAGAAATCGGGAACAAACCGCTTATGAAATGACCAAGGACGGCTTTTCTTTCCTTGTTATGGGCTACACAGGCGCAAAAGCAGGCGAGTTCAAAGAAAGGTTCATCAATGAGTTTAACAGACGAGAAGCATTACTAAAGGATGATGATTATATCCTTATGCGCTCCCAACAGATTTTGCAGAAACGAGTTGAGAACCTACAAGCCGAAAACAAGCGTCTTGAACAGCAGAACGCATTACAAGAAGAACAACTACGCCAAGCAGCCCCGAAAGTGCAGTACGTGGATAACGTCCTGCAATCCGTCAACACTTATACGTCCACGCAGATTGCAAAAGAGGTTGGGATGGATGCCGCCAAGTTCCACAAGGCACTCAAAGAGCGAAAGGTGATGTTCTACCAATCGGGCACGTGGATGCTGACAGCTAAGTATCAAGGTAAGGGTTACACCAAAATGCGAACGCATCAGTTTACGAGAAATGACGGAAGCATCGGCACAAGCTCGTACACGGTTTTCACGGAGAAAGGGCGTGCAATGGTGCATAGTATCTTTGCTAAATAATAATTAATCAATATTATATTAACAACTACTTGTGTTATCCGCATTTATGTGGACAGCTATAACTATACCCAAAAATATATTGCCACGTAAACAAGCATAGATGCACGTTGAGGTTTCGACCAACGTTCACGTTGTGATACCCCGTCAGCAATACGGCTGGCGGGCAGATGGCAGAAATAACGACTAAAACAAATATTCATCTATTATGGAAATCAGCACAGCAATGATGCAACACATCCTCCGATTGACGGAAGGATATACGGATTTATTGAACGAACTTAAGGAAGTCAAGGCGGAACTTGCAGAACTCAAAGGAGAAAAGCCCAAGAAGCCGACAATTCATGAAACCAAATACCCACACATGAGTATAATAAGCCAAAATTGAAAAATATAATTTTATCATACACGAAGGCATCCTACTTATTACAAGCGGGATGCCTTTTGTATTACTAACTTAAAAATAATAGGAATATGCGTAAAAATATATCACAGTGATAAATATTAAAGTAAAGCTTGAATAAATCAATATAATTTTCTATTTTTGCAGTAGTTATATTCTATTATTATGGAAGAATACAAATTCTATATGATACGTTACGGTGAGTCGGATGCCGTTTGGAAAGATTTGGAAATAGATTTTCCAGGTTTGAGGTATAAAGAATGTACCGGACTTAATTCTTATGGAGAGCCTACCAATATGTATGCAGAGGATTTTGCCGAAACAAGTAAGGCAGAGGTGTATGTTTCCAGCACACCGGCACACAAGCAGACAACTATAAAACTGACATTGATATTCTTGGAGGATGATACCAAAGATGATAAGTCTTACCGTGACTTTATGGCTTTCATTACTGGTTCTAAGATTGCCTACCGTGACACAGCGAGGAAGAGAAAGGTTCTGATGTTCCTTTCAGGAGCCACGGAGCCTAAAAGCGATACCCTTTACGGGCAAAAATATAAGGAAGTGACGTTTACGTTCAAGAATATGTACGGACATTCCTTCGGATATGACGAAACTTTTCCTAACGAATAACGACAATTAAATTTTATATTGCTATGTTTTTAGAAACAGAAACCTTATCAGAAGCATTATCATTTGCGAGATGCAAGGAGTTGCCTAAGAAGTTTAATCCCGAACTGGGGCTTACTTGGATATTGGCTATCGCCCTTATCAAGAAGAAAAACCTTATGAATGCCTACGCTATTGTGGAGCAGAGGGCAGACGGACTTATCCAGTACAAGAAGACTTTCGGGCGCATTTCGCCCATTGACGGGCTTATATCCATCCATCCGTATATGTATGTGGATGAAGAAGCGTTGGGAATGGCTATGAAGGCTAACAGACGAACTATCGCCATGCACTATGCTGATGCAGCGGACGACATCATTGATTCGGACGATGAGAAGTTTAAGGTATACCAGTTGCAGTATGCGATGGATATGCAGAAGCTGAACATGAACCAGGAGAAGCCGAGATTTGGGAAATCTGTTGTGGATGAAGCGGAGGAAAAGGTTAATCCGGTTGTTGAGGAAGTGTTGAAGGAGAATGAGGCGGTGGCGACAGTCGAGGATGAGGGAGAGTGTATTATTGAGGTCGAGGATGCTAAGACGGCGTTCAGACCGAAAAGAGGTAGAAAAGTTAAGATGGAGGAATAACTATGGCAAAGAATAAAAAACAACAAGGATTTGAGTTCATCATCAAAGAAAGTGATGTGTTGGAGAGAGAAAACTTCGGCTCGTTTGAGATTGTAATCACGAAAGGATATGCCTGTTTTAAGAACTACACAGGATTCCAGGTGTTCACTACTCCATACGCAGTAGGATTGGACGGTGTGGCGCATGAAACATCTCTCTATGCGTGGTTGAAGTATATGGTGGACTTCAAGAAATCCATCAGAGGCAAGGAGAATGAAATGTTCGGGGAAACTACTTCCACCAACAAGGAGTTCTTGGACGGTATGAAGGTGCTTACCGAAGCGAACCTTATCAAGCCTATGGCTGTGTTCACAGATATTAATGAGGCGCAGAAAGAGGCTGAAAACTACATGAAGTGGATGGAAGGACAGATGAAGGATTTGGATGAGGCTATGAACACTACACCGCCCGAAGAAGATTTAAAGGCGAATGCTGAATTTGAGCAGAAGGTTATCATGGCAGAAGAGGCTAAGGAGGTATTCGATGGAAGTGTTGAAGCCGAGGAAGGACAGGTATAGTCCTGACAATGTATATCACATCTATATAAAGATGGAACGGCATCCTGGTGTGAAATGGGTGTCATTCAAGGACAAGCAGACCGGAGAAGTGACAAAGGGGCTTTTTATTCCCGATGTAGAAACAGGATGCATTAAGGTGAGAAACGGTAATATGTTTCTTAGCTTTAAGGCGATACCCGTAAAAGGATGCACCAATACCCATGTGATAATACCGAATGTTTCAAAAGGTGTAGATTGTAATATGGGTAAATGTGGGAAAAAGGAAGTGGATTTTAGAAAGGCTACTATTGGCAATATGTATGTTATGGGTGAAATTCTTAATGAAGACCAAAAGAAAATAATAGAAAAGTATGTCAGAAGGAGAAAATTGCTTAAAATCGGACGTTATAAAAAAGATTGAGCGTATTGTTTGCGATTGCGTAAATAAAGCATTTTGCAATGACAAATATGTTCCTGTCTCTCCTTTGTCTTTATACGAAGGGAGGACAAATATACCGTTCGTAAAGAGAATGGCAAGACCTGCCGTATTTGTGATTGCGCATGACCGATTCGGGGTGCCATACAGTGCATTGGAAAGACATTCTCATATTCATGCACGTAACATTATACGGTCTGTCAGAATGTATAAGGACATTCCTTGTTCAGATAGTGACGTGAAAAGGATTAATGAACTTATCGAGGTAGAACTTGAAAAATTCCCTATTGTATGAAAGACAAAGATGTTTTCATTGAAAGGTGTGGAGACATAATCATATCTGTTGATTTCGGACATAAAAAGGATATGGCTGTAGAAACTGTATTTCGAAAAGATAAAAGTGGATTAACTATTTTATCACAAAAGGTTATTGGCCGTGCAGACGATTTTAATACAGAAGAGAAAAGAAATAAATATTTAAACAATGAATGATTTGCTTTCTTTTAAACGTAATGCCATGATGCTCGGATTGTGCACGTCATACAAAGACAAGTGGGATGAAGCTACGAGCAAAGAGGCGTTGATGGAGATTGCCACTGACGCAAAAGGCATGGATATGATTGCTGATAGCATATCTAACGGCTGGGGGCTGTCAGCATCTTATATCGCAAAGAACTTTTCCGATTACATAAACGGGAAGTGGCAGAGAAACAAGGATGGTTACACATCCGAGATGTATGTTTCCCACAGAGGGAATGTTGATATACACTCCACGCTTACATTGTTTGTTGATTGCGAGTGTGATGTTGTTGTCGGCAAAGGAATTGTGTGTGAGATTTACCTGAGCGGAAAATCGAAAGTACGCGTCATGTGTGAAGGTCACTGTTGCGTTATACGCTATGGGAAAGACTGTAGTTTCACGACTGAAGGTAATGGTGTGGTCCATGAGAAGTATGTGGATAACTCTGAACCGCATATCAATCATGATTATAAGTAGGTTTAAGTCTATGAATTGTATAACTAAGTCTGAATGGGTTAAATAGTAATTGATTATGTGTTGCAAGGATTGTGCTTATTGTAGAAAATGGGGATATGATTACGTGTGCTATAATTATAAATTTAGTATCTCAGGATTCATAGTTTCTCCTTTTAAAGATGCTTGCGCTGAGTTTAAGAAAAAAGAAAGCGAGGAATAAAAATGGCAGTAAAATTCAGACATAAGGAAACTGGATTGTTCTTTTGTAGAGCAAAAGGGCTATCCCCTTCGAGAAAAGATTATTATGAACTTGGAGAAGAAGCTATTTTTAAGAAAAGGAATTTGTCTAAACGAGGAAGAATCTATGAAACTGCAACTGAAAATCAGAAACGGGATTGGATAGGAAAGAAACATGCGGATGAATTTGAAATAGTACAAGTATGATATGTATACTTTGATATATTGTTTAGTAAGGAATCGCAGGAATTTTGATGCGTTCATGTTAGACATTGTATCTACTATATTTCCTAAGATAGTGAAATTATACAATCGCCTATCTGCCATGTGTAGAAAAGGTAACGGGTGCGTTGGTTAATGCTGGCGCACCTTGCTTAAAAATCAGATTATGAAAACAACAGACTTAAAAATAGGCAACTATGTTCATATCAAATTCCGCTCCCAACAAGGAGAAAGGCTTTCCATCCCCATGCAGATAGTCGGAATATTTTCAAGCATCAATGGGGCAAGCCCGAATGATACCGTTTACCTTGACTTTGAAGGGAACGAAGGTGATATATGGGAAGAAGAAGTACAAAATTTAGTATTCGCTAAAACGGAGCTTAAAAAACAATGAATTATATAGAAGAAGAGCAAATACAAGCCGACATAGAACGGTTTGAGCAAATAGGTAGCGATATTCCCGATGATGGAGATATGGTTGAACAAATACCATTGTTCAGCTCTTCCGATATGCAGTCAGTCATTGAGGATGGTAAGAAGAAGCCTCCTATTCATAGGCTTTGGGGCGATTTTTGGTGGGAGAACGAGCTTGTATTCTTATTTGCCGATAGCGGAATAGGTAAATCCATTCTTGCCACGCAGATAGCCTACGAGATAGCCAAAGGGGAAAGCGAATGTACGGAGGTGGAGGTAAGTCCTCAAAAGGTATTGTACTTTGATTTTGAGCTTTCTGACAGACAACTTGCAAGGCGTTATAAGAACGCTGATTTCCCGAAGTCGCTTATCCGATGCACCATATCGGAAGAAGTGGATAGCGAAGATTTTAACATGAACGTGATTGACGGCATAAAAGATAAGCTGATTGATACAGGTGCAAAGGTTATGATACTTGATAATCTTTCCTATCTTTCTACGCAGACAGCAGAAGCGGAGTTCGCAGGTGCTATTATGGACGGTCTTACAAGATTGAAGCGTGAGCTGAAAATCAGTATCATGGTAATTGCGCATACGCCTAAGATTGAGGAATGGAAGCCCTTGTCTAAGACGAACATGGCCGGGAGCAAGATACTTTCCAATTTTGCAGACGGGGTATTTGCCATTGGCCGCACAAGGGTAGGGGGTAGATACCTGAAACTTCTGAAAACACGTATGGTGAGTGAGCCGGACGAAAAGTCTTTGCTGCCTTACTTCAATATTGTGGCCGAACCTTACTTGCATTTTGAAAAAGTGGGGGATGAAACGGAAAAGAAGTTACTTATGGGTAAACCTGCAAAAGATTTTTTCAGTTCTATTTGGGATAGAGCTGTTGTAGAGCCTATTCCTCTGAACGAGTTGGTTAAACTGATTGTATCTAAGGATAATTCCAAGAATAGTGTGAAATCTAAGGATGGTAATGCCCGTAAGCGTATAGACCGTGCAATAAAGTACGGAGCTTTGAAAAAGGACGAATTGAAGAATATTTATCTTAAGGCAGAACAATAATTATGGATATTCAAGAGATAAAGCAAAAGAAGCAGGAGTTGAACGAAAAGATAGCCGCTCTTCTGAATGAGTTTGAGAATGAGACCGGAGTACAGGTTTCTGATGTTGGATTTGTCCGTAGGGTTTCTTATGACGAATTAGGTCGTGAAGTCGGGAAAGAGTATGTGGTTGAGGCGAAAGTGGAGCTATGAACAGTAAATTTCAGATACATCAGTTTGAGCTTACCATATACCCACGTAAGCTATGGGTTGTAAAGGGAGGCTCTTTTAAAGATATAGAACGCACTTTTTATATTGAAGAATCTGACGAGGTTGAGGATATGTTGGAATCATGCAAGGCTATTACGTTTAGAGCCTCGATAAAAGACGGTGATTGGTTAGGTGTTGTTGTATATATAAAACAAAAAATGGGAATTAAGGACATAGCGCATGAAGCTCTTCATGTATCTTCCTTTATTTTTTCTGACATTGGCGTTAAAGGTGATTTTTACAATGATGAGGCACAAGCTTATTTGGTAGGTTTTGCTGCCGATTGCATCAATCAAGTAGTGATAGGAAGGTATAAGTAGCGATGATTTCTTTGGGGGCATTGTGTACTGTCGCAGAGTTTTTATAAGGATTCGCATTTGAAAACCCCTAAATCTTTAGTTTAGCGGTAGTTCACAATATGCTATTAAACATTTATAAATTAACTAATAAATCCATTGCAATACAAATTTTAGCCTCTATATTTGCATTATAATTACGCTCATGGCTACGCATACCTTAAAGCTGTATTTACTGCTTATCCTTGAATAATAGGTATGCTTACCCCTTGGGCTTTTTTACAATTAAATCATTAGTATCATGGCATACAAGGAGCCAGATATCGCAAATGAAACTAATTGTAATATTTGTAGGCAAATGTAATCAAACATAGATGAAAGTAGGGATAAATAAAGAAAGAATACATTATTTGCTGGCATTATATAGAATGTCGGAAGAATCTTTATTATCTATACTTAACGAGGGAAGAAAAAGGAAAATCCAAAAAGATAATATTTTCTGCAATGCGATAGACTTGCCTTTACTAAAGAAAGTTGATAAAATATTTGATAAGGGATTAGACTTTTACACAGATTTTTCTCCATTGACTACATCAAAAAGTGACAGCATACTTTTCAGAAAAAGTAAATTTGGAATAAAGTTAAATAATGAATCAATACGTACAGTACATAGATTTGAAACATTAAAACAGACTATTGACGCTTACAATAAACTTTCAAAATTAAATATCCAACCCAATATAGCTCATTATTCGATAAAAGACAACCCTATTGAAATAGCTCATATTGCACGAAACTACTTCTATCCGGGAAATATTAAAGACACAAAGAAATTTCTTGTAGCAATGATTAATAAATGTGCTGAGCATAATGTTTTTGTGTTTGAGTATATTGAAAGTTGGAACAAAAAAGAGAAGACCAATATTGATGGCTTTTATTTGAAGCCTAATATGATAGTCTTAAAGCGTCATAAGCACTATAAGAGGGAAATATTTACATTTGCCCACGAACTTGGGCATTATATGCTTGGAAAAGAAGAAGTAGAGCAGGTAGATATAGTGAATATAGATACTGAAAACAGACAAAACGTTGTAGAGAAATGGTGCAATGATTTTGCATATTACTTTATAATGGGAGAAGCTGCAAAGAAATTAGAAATCATTTCCAAAGTAAATGCGGACAACGATTACTATATGGATTATATCGCCAATATAAGTAATCAAACTCATATTAGCAAATTGGCAATTTTCACTCGTTTGTATATTGATAAAAAAATGACCTTTAATCAATACGATATAATTAAAAACAACCTTATTCAAGAATATCAGGAACGCAAAGAAAAAGAAAAATCACAAAAAGAAAAAAGGTTTGGAACGCCCCCAAAACCAATTCTTTCTCCCTTATTCTTAAAATCCATGCAGTATGCTTATTTTAAGGGAATAGTTAATGAAATGACATTTTGTAAGCGTCTAAATATCAAACCTGAGAATTTTGAAAAAACATTATGGCAATAGTAATAGATACTTGTTCGTTGGTAGCAATGGCAAGATACTATTTGCCATTAGATATAAATGGAATATTAACAAATTTCATTAAGGAAGGCTTGGAGACTGGTGAAATCATCTTGTTGGATGCTATCCAGTAGGAAGCTATATATACATCGCAAGGTATTGCAATAAAAGCTATGCCTTATTTAAAAGAAGTGAAGTATGCTGTAAATACTACAGAGATTTTTCTCCCCTCTCCTAAGAAATTTCATAACCTTGTTGATAATAATTTTTGTGTAAGGCTGCTAAAAAATGAACTTACGGAAGAAGAATATGTTTTGCAAAAGGAGGAGTTTTTAAAATCTGGCGATGGGCGCATTATTGTATATTGCATGTATTGCAAGGAGCAATATAAAGTTATGCCAACCAGCATAAGCGTTCTTACAGAAGAAACAAAATCACAAAATGACGGTAAATTATTCCAAAAGCTACCAAGTATCTGTGAATTTCTAAAAATAAATACTATAACATTAACAGAATATCTCAAAGTTCATGGAATAAAGATTGAAAGAGTAAATGCAGGATAGTTTTCTCTAACATTAATCAAAAGGCACTCTACTTATCGCAAGCGGAGTGCCTTTTGGTATAAATTGGTTTAAAGACTACTGCATATACACCCTCAAACCTGCCCCTTTTGAGTTTGCGCTTGGCGCAAACACACGGTCTATCCTGTCCGAAAGGATTTCCAAATACCCCGTTTGTGTCCTCAATTCAACGAGCATGGGGTTACTATCAGAGTATTCGGTTTCAAGACCGTATCGGGCATCCAACAGCGTTCTGATTGCGGAAATGTCGGTTGTTTGCTGGGAGACGAAGAAGCGTATCGAGTTCAGTAGGGCTTGAAGTTCCCCAGCGGTTTCTTCGCTCATAGCTTGTATACCTTGTTGGAGAGCCGATAGTTCGGCTTTCTTATTATCTTTTATCCCAAGAGCGTTGTATAGGTCTTCTAATGCTTCACTAAGTTGCGGGAATTGCTTTTTTGCTTCTTCAACAATCTTGTCCATCTCTTGCCTTGTTACTTTTGTATCACCGTCAAATCCTTTTCTTATAGCTTCTTCTCCTTCTGTAACAGAAAGGTCTATCATTTGAAATAACGGTTCAAGAAACTTATTGGCAATTCTCATGGATGCTTGTTTTAAGAAGAGATTGTTTATGAAATCATCAAAATTCTCTTCCAACCCCTTAAGTCCATCACCTGTTTCATTAAATGCGTCCAGCCACGCTTGAACAAATGAAGAGGCAGCATCTTTGTATTCGGATTCACCACCGATGCCTCCCATTTCAATTTTTTCTTGATTCAGGATTTCTTGTTTGGTCTTTTTAAGTTCCTCAATAGCATCTTGCCATTCTTCAATACGAGCGTGGTCGGTTTTCTTCTTATCCTCTTCGGCTTTAATCATAGCTTGGTATGAAGCAATCTGGCTGTCTAAGTTGGCTACGGTATCTTTCGTCTGTGTGCGAAGGTCATCTGCACTCCAAGCGGCTTCCATCTTCTCTTTTAGCTCATCGTATGCCCTACCAAGTGATTCTATATTCTTTATTTGCCGTTGGATTTCACGTTCTTTCTTCTTGTTCTTATTGCCAATGCCGAATATGCTACCGATGGTATTGCCTATTCCGGCAATAGTTTTCATTCCACCTGTAACCATACCCAAAACATTACCTGTAGCATAAGATGATGCAAATTCTCCTGCACCACTGAAAGCTTGAGACATTCCATTTAATGATTCAGAAATTTCTTCTGGCACATCAACACCGAAAGATGAAAGCATAGAAGAAACTTCTCCAAAAGCAGAATTGAATTTATCTATTTTTTCTGCATTTTTTTCAAATGCTGCACCGAGGTCTGCTATAGCTTTTTGCTTATCTTCTGGTTTTGCATTTTTCAAGTCTTTAAAAGCTTCAACAATTCCCTTGATAGGGTTTCTGTCTAGTTTTTCACCTTTCAGCTTTTCAATCTGTTCAATTATTGTTTTCAACTGTTCTGGCGGCAAACTTTTGAGAGACCCTCTAAATTCCTCTAATTTCTCGAGAATACTATCAATAGCTGCCGTTGAAGAATAGTCAAGATTTTCAAATAGCTTGATGTATTCGTCTGTATTTTGAAACGCCTTCCAAGTATTTTCATCTGTCTTCTTATCGTACTTATTTTTAAGATTGGATTCAGCTTGCGCTCTCTGCTCATCTGTAAGGGTTGCTTTTGCTATATTTGCCTTTTCTTCGTAATACCACTTATCAAGCTGTAATTGTTCTGAAAGTTGTGTTTTATAATCCTTGAGAATCCTAATAGTAAGGTCTGTGCTTTCCTTATCACGCTGTTGCCCCAGCTTTTTAAGTGCTTCATCGTAACCCTTTTGGTCTGCCTTACTTAACTGTCCATTTTTATCACGTTTGGCTTCATATTCATCACGTATCCCTTTTTCTACATCATCCAACGTCTTTGCAAGTCCGGGAAACAACTGTTGAACCTCCGCTTCGGAAAGCCCTGCATCTTTCAGTTTCTTGTGCAAGTCCAACTGGTTGAACATATCTTCAATGTTCTTCTTGGTCTTTTCAAGCTGTTCTTTCAGGTAGTCCTGTTGAATACCGATTTTAAGTTCTGCAATTTCCTTTTCAAGCCCAGTTCTTTTTGCGGCATTCTTTACGTCATTAGGAATCTGTTTGAGTAACTTTTCAAGCGCATCAATCATTCCTTGCTTGGTCGGAATAATATCTTCCGCTTTGATAACTTCTCCCATTTGTGTAAAGTCCAAAGCACCTTTGAAAGCCAAACGTGTTTCCTCTATGGCACGGTTCTCTCCCATAAGCTGATTCAGCTTTTCATATCTTGACTGCATTTCTTTTAGGACGGAGATACGTTCTGCCCAAATATCACGCTCGGCACTTGAGCGACTTTTATTTTTGTCGCCACCAAGTTCATTATACAGGCGATTAAGTTCTTTTAGTTCGGATTTTACCTTGTTTGTGTCTTGACCATATTCGGGATATATGGTAGATTGGCTTTTCCGAATTATTTCGTTACGTGTGTCAATCTCCGTCTTAATGCGTTTCTTAAACTCCGCTTCCGTTTCCCCACTTCGTATATTCCAATTAGCTTGTATGTCAGCATTTCCATTAATTCCAAGCAGGAATTTCTTGATGCTGTTTTGAAGAGGATTAAGGTTAAGACCATTAATCTGTTTTTCAAACTCCTGCAACCACACTGCCCCTGAAGTATCTCCCGATTCTTTGGCTTCCTTGGTCAGTTTGTCAAAGAGTTGTTTGAGCTTTGTTTGTGTCGCTTTCCGTTTTTCATCCTCGAAGAAGAAACTGTCATTGAACAATTTGTTTATGTAAGCGGAATCTACTTGTACGTCAGAACCAATCGCTTTCAGTACCTTTTGAACGAGTGCCCTTGCGTGTTCAAGTTCCTCCTTGGTGACTTTGGTATTCTTTTTCTGTGAATCACGGAGTACATCGTAAGCGTTCATCGCATTTGCTACCATCTTCTCTGCGGCATCTTTCTGCTCTTGGTATCGTTGCGCAGTCATGCTGATATAACCTTTGCTGAAACGCTGTCCAATGGATTCCACTTTGCTTATGTATGAACGTGCGCTTTCAAACCAAGCCTTAAATTCGCTATGTTCTATTTGTACAGTCTCGAATCTAAATCTGTCAGCACCTCCAAAACTACTTCCAGTCAAACGTGTAAAGTAATCGCTCAAATCTATATTACCCAATCCGGTATATTGCTCTACAACCTTTTCGGTTTCTTCACGGAGTTGCTGTGTTGATTTTATTGTTCCATTCATCAGTTTGTCCTGCACTTGGCTCAACACATCACTAATCTTGCTCCATGACACTTTCATGCCGTGTTGTTCTTCGATTATTTCAGAGATAGCCTTTGCGGTTTTCTGTTGGTTTGAATACATTTCCTTGCTTGCTTCCTGTCCAACTTCATCAATCATTCTCTCTTTTGTCTTTGCATTGATATATTGGTGGATTATCTTTATAGCCTCATTGTAGTTTCCATTGAGTGCTTTAATACCCTCTGCGTTTAGGTATTGTTCGGGAAGTATGTCTGAATATTTCCGTTTCAGTTCGGCAAGTGCCTTGTTATGTTCTTGATATGATTTTGTAGAATCCGTAACAACAGAGGCTAATTGTGCATAATTGTTTGATGATTGTACAACACTGAAAGCACCCTCTGCCGCTATACCGTCAAGTGCTTCTTTCAGTCTGTTTGTATTTTGAACCACCTCATAAATAGCAACGCCAACGGCTGTAATAACAGCAAGGATAGCACCGTATGGATTTGAAGCAAGTGCAGCGTTAAGACCTCTCTGTGCGGTAGCTGCTCCTGCAATGGCTTTACCATTAGCTGCATTAGCCGCCGCTTGCGCACGTGTAGCCATAATATCTTTCCATTTCAAAGATATTCTAACCCTTTGCTGTGCTATGTCTTTGGTCATAGACACACGTTCCGCAAGCCACATTACGCCCGAAACAGTTTTTAATGCTCCATAAGACAATACTACTGTTTTAATTATAGAAGCAACCGTCCTCCAATTTTCTAATAGTGTGTTAGCAAGGCTTATACCCGTAGAGATAGACCAAAATCCTTCTTGGTTGGATTTCCCAATCTCATTCTGCATAATGGAGATTACGTCTTTCAGACGATTTATTTGTCCGTGAAGTGTATTTACCTGTACCTCTTGCATATTGTAGAACAAGCCACCTTTGTCGGTCATTCTTTGGAATACGGCTTCGACATCTTCAAACTTTACCATGCGTTTGGAAATCATATCTACAATCTGTGCTGTGGTATATGCTTCGCCTTTCACTTCCTCAAAGTATGATTGCAGTTCTCCGTACAAGTTGATACCTGCTTCCGTGAATTGTCTTACTTCTGTACCACGCAAGTATGCAGCCGCCTTCACCTGTCCGTAAGCCAAAATCAATCGTTGCATATCCACACCTAAACCTGCCGACACATCAGCAAGCCTCTTGGTTGTATCAAATAGTTTGTCGCTTTCAATACGGTATGCGGCAAGTTGCTTGGTGAATGTAACGAGCTGCATCGCTTGGAAAGGCGATTTAAGAGCCTGCTGCATGGTTTGGGAAAATATTCTGTCTGCCTTGTCTTTATCTTGAACAATGGCACGTAAGGCAACTTGCTGGAGTTCAAACTGACCTCTGACTTGCACCACCTTTTTGATATATCCTTCAATCTGTGATACGGAGAACACCAAGGCAAGCTGACGGCTTAATTGCCCAGCCGTATCCATTAGGTTTCGGTGGCGTGTGGCCAGTTGCTGCGATTGTACTCCTGCTTGCTGCAAGGCTTGGTTGTGCTTGGCGATGGCTTGGTTTATCTGTTCAAGTGTCTGCCTGTAGTTGGCATCTGTAGTGTTTAAAGACAAACGAGCCTGCTTCAAGTAGTTTATGGCTGTTACTTGGTCACGCAAATATTTGGCGTTTCTTGAATAGTCCAATGCACCTTGCGGAGTGTTTCTGTATGCTAACAAAGAAGCACGCATAGCATGCTCTTCTGCTTTGGCTTTTGCGTTAGAGATACGCAATGCTTCTTTCTCTTCATGTGCCTTTCTTCTTAACCATTCATTATAACGCTTTTCATCCGCTCTGCTTTCCCTTTCAGTCGCCTGTTCCGCTGCCTTTGCAGCACGTGCGGAAGATTTTTCAAGTTCGGAATAATATGCCCTCATGTCTGCCAAAGTCTGCTTTGAACGTTGGTTTGGCAAACTGTTACGTTCTTGCTCTAAATTACGAAGTTGCTGTGCAAGCTGAACTTGCTGCTGATATGCTTTGTTTGTGTTTACAATCTCCTGCTGCTTTTGCCGGAGAGTTGCAAGTAATTGGTTGTTTGCTTCAAGTTCCTGCCGTGCGGATTGTACTTGTTGCTGTTGCCCAGCCTGTATGACACCTCCCTTTCCGCTTTGTATGCGGCTCATTGTAAGCTCGTAGGACTTGATAATATCATTAAGCTGTTTCTGCCTGCCGGACACTTGCTCTATTTGAGAAGATATATTTCTGTATTGTTCTACGGATTTTGCAAGCGAGTTATCTGGCTTTACCTTGTTTATTGATTGTGCTACGGAAGACAAACTCGAAGCGGCTTTGGTGGCATCCTTAGAAACTTGATTCATTGATGTACCTATATCTCCTACTACCTTCCCTGCATTATTTAGCGCATTCATCTTACTTGCAAGCGAAGTAATAGCATTCTCCAATTTGCTCGTATCTACCACAACTTTACCAAACCCGTTTTTCAACGCATCCGCAGCCGTATGTGCGTGCTTCTCTATCTTCTCCAGCTTCTCATCGAAACTATCCAACTTCTTTAATACATCCGGTGTTATATTGAGGAATGCTCCTGCTTCGTTATTTGTCATCGTTATCCTGTTATTTATTGATTATCGGTAATCCCAAGTCGTTCAAATTCTTCAAATCGTCAGCACTGCCTATCTTGCTGACCTTGTTCTTCTTATCCTTGTTCAAGTATTCCACATGGGAGAAATCGAATGAGCTTAACCGCACCTGCCCAACTGTCATTCCCCATAAATATTCGTCACGAGAGCACCAAGTGTTGGAGCGCAGAAAATCAACCATCTGTCCCCACTCGGTACGGGATATTATCAGCTTTGTTCCGTTTTCTTCATCTTCCTCGTCAATGTTATTTCCCTCACGGTCTGAATCACATTGGTACTCTCGAAAAAAAAATCCGTGCTTATGAGGTTAAGAATTTCACCCAGCAGTAAAGCCCAGTCTTTCATGTCGTATTCCCCCCACATAAGAAGGTCATATATTTGGTGGTACTCCTCGGAAAGTTCTCTCTTATCATAATCAGAAAATATTCTGTCCTTGTCATTGAGTAGTGCAAGGGTTATTACGTTCACCACCGCAGGAAGATTTACGGAGAACTCTTTTATCACATCACCCATACTTAGTTTTTCTCCCTTCACAATCTGACACGCTTGTTCGGCTATAAGCCATTGAACGCCGGGCTTCAATCCTTTAATACGCCACTCCGTACCGTGAAGTTTTACAATGCTTGGGCTATCATTCATTATCCTTGCCAAACGTTCCATTGACTCATCAGATATAGGAGTACAAGCCGTTACAACATTTGTCTTTAGTCCTGTATCTTTTTTCTTTGCTCTATATACTGCCATGATTATAAACATGAAGGGCGGCGGCATATAAGCCTACCGCCCGTAAACACTCTAGTTATCTATTATGAACAAGTTTTATTTGGGTAAAGTATAAGCTGAATCTACATAAAACGGCGTTCTGATAGTTTTCTCTCCATCAGTGATATTTGCATCATACGCTGTTCCTGCAAGATTGATACGCCCGATATTGGAATTTAGAGATTCAAGCACCAATCTGGAGTTAAGCTGAACTTTAGGAACCACAAATGCGGTCATCGTTTCCCCTTCCTCGAACACTACGTCAATCTTTGCATACAACTTCTTGTATTGAGCCGGAGCAAAGTATTTAGTAGAGACAGTAGTTCCTGCCGTAAATCCCACGAGAGCTACCAATAGGTCTTTTTGTGTATCTGCAACCTCAGCTGTAAACTGGTATTTGCCAAGCTTCACGATGGAAAGAATGGGGCTGTCGGAAGTTTCACACTCGATGTCGTTTACATCGTTATCGTCTTGAGAGATTGAAGTGGTATCCTCAACTACATCTTCAAGGATATAAGAGTCACCCTTTGGCGTATCGTCTTGTTCAGAGCCAGTGAACAGAGTTGCCACGATGTAAGAAGGCTTGATGAATTTTTTGGCTGTTGCGCCAGTATTGTTTACTGCCATAATTTTAAAGTATTATCCTGTTAATAAATTGTTTACCTTATTATCACTTCTATGTTTATCACATTGTAGTAGTAGTTCCTATTTTGGTCATAATCTGCATCACGGAAATTTACATCAATCACATAATGGGTGTCTTTGCATGATTCAATAGCCTTGTCAAGCGCAAGTTCCATCTTGTACAGTTCCTTTACAGGTTTCGTACCGTGGCTGTCAACAGATTTTGCGTACAAGAACACGTTGGCAGAACCTTTGGCATAAGCTCCGTAATCTTTCATGGAAAGCACATCAACAAGCACCATTTCTTTCCAATTGCTTTCAACAGTGGCAGGCATATTCCCGATGAACAGGTTATCGGATATAGCCGCTTTTGTCAGCAGCATGGAAAAAAAGTTTTCCACTTTTGATGTTGTTTTGTATTTGCTATCCATATAATCAGTATTTACCGTTCTTTATAATTCCAAAAGTTGAACCTTTAATTCTGTTGCTTAATGTTTTGAGTTGGTTTTGAGCAATGGCGATTACCTCATATTTGTACTTTTCCTGTAATATTTGTCCGTATGGCATTGCGGCTACTATCACAAGGTCAATTCCATCATGGGGCTTATATTTACGTTCAAGAAAATCCGTTATCGCATCACGTCCGTATAGCGGCTCTCTCTTCCAAATTCTTGGGGCTAACGCGTATTTCGTTTGATAACCGCTTTTGGATAGTTTGCCATTAACATATATTCCCCATCCGTAGCTATCATGAAGGTTGTCTGTTTCATTTTTATAAGTAACCCTATTCAATTCTTCTGCAATTATTTTGTCGGCTTCTTCCGATAAGAACTTTATAAGTTTATTCAATGAATCTGTCTTAACCTTCTTTGCCATAGCTTACACTTCGCTCATTTTTATGTCAACCGAGCAACCACCAAGTTGACTATATTCAAGTCCTATAACCCTGCCTTGGATTGGTATTGCATAATCCTCGCACTTAAAATTGGTATTGAAACGTATAGGTAGCTTCTCGCCAACTTCGCACGGGAAAAACACTTTATAATCAGCCATGATAGTACCAGAATTAATCAGCTTTGCAGCTTGCTGTATGTCACATTCAGTTTCAAGAAGGATGGTTTCTCCCGTAGTGGGGACTTCGGGAGAGCTATCCATCTTTTCATCACTAAGCAAATCGTCGTCACTGAGAAGGTCTCCGTCCTCCGGCTTCTTCGTTATCACGGTATAGAATGTGCCATGAAACGGATATTCGGTTATTGCTTTTCTTTTGAGGCGCATAAGCTACACATCTAATGAATTTTCATTGACCCAACTCATACTACCAGAATCCATGCTTTTCAACGCTTCTTCTTCACCATACTTTTTGTACAGTGCTTTCAGACGGTCTTTCAAGTTTTGGATTATGGCAGCTGTTACCGTCTCACTACCTATGTCCTGTCTGTAATTCCCGTGCTGGAGTGACGATGAAGCCACAGACCACGGTCCGTTTATGACAAGCTCATAGAGTGCGATAAGGCAATGGTCTTTCATGTATTCGTCTATTTGGGAACGGTCTGAAATAGACATCAAACCGTTCTCGTATGCGATATTTTCAAGCGCATCATCTTCAAAGACAAACCTTGTAAGCCCATTGAGGTATGCTATCGGGTCAAATGATTTTTCCATAACTACTACTGCAATGTGTTGTACATTTAATCATCTGCCTGACTCGTATCTACAATCACATGATTACGGAATGTTTTCAGTGCAGGACAAGCCGACATCATTACATCAGTATGCCATTCCTTATACAGCCCGTTGTTTGTTGTTGTATTCACAATCGTGCAGAGACCATCATTAGCCTGAGCAAAAATCTTGGTTATTGCGCTTGAACCATACTTGTCAAACATCTGTTTGTCTAAGTTATTGGTGTATTCAAACTCACAAGCATATCCGGCAGGACGGAGAACTGCAATCTTATCATCCCAACCTTGCACGAATGTGTCTCCGGTATTGGTAAGATTACGCTCACGCTCTTCAACAATTTCAATTGGAGATACACCGGGATAATCACGGAAAGCTGCTAAGAACAACTCACGTGTAGTAGGTGCAGTAGTGGTTGTCGCGATGTAAGCTAAAGGATTTTTCTTGAAACTTTCAATCAATTCCTTAACTTCGGCATTTTGCAACACTACTTCGTAAAACATTTTACGTGTTACCTGCCATACCAATGCGCCTTCATACCCCCATTTATCACGGTATTCCTTTTCCTTTGTAGCCATTTGACTAAGGATTTTACAACTGGGGTCAGTCCAAGCCACCCATCCTGCTTTCGTAAAATTATCTTCTGGAATGTCGGCTTTATGCAGGGGTATCTGAATACCACGCGCAATGTTTCTATAATCAATGTTGCCTTTTGACATCAATTGTGCGGTCATGAAGTTCATGGTCGCATCCGCACTATCAATTTGGGACTGTAATGTATGTACCCAAGCGGCTACCAAATCGGCATCGTTTCCAAACAATTCAAACTGTTTTTCCTTTGCTTCACGCTCCATAGCCGTTTCAACAAAGCCTGGAGCGATAAAATCAGGTATAGATGCGGTGTACCAATATATTCCGTCTTTATCCATTTGGTTACTGTCGCCAAGTGGAGCACGTAAGTCCATTAAAGGAGCAGCTTTTAAATCACGACCTTTTACAGAAAAGGTGGCGATACCATTTGGGGCAGTAGGGGTAGGAGCACCGGCCTTGACACCCTGAGTTTTGTACCAACCATAATTAGTATATAGCAGACCTTCTGTATTGATAAAGGATTGCAAGAAACGCTGATTCGTCTTGTCGGAGAAGAACTTTGCGTATCTACTGTTATTAAAATCAAATTTAGGCATAGTCTTGTCAATTTTAAATGTTAAACCAACCCTTAACCTTGCTCTTGTTTAGCGCTTTTAATGCAGCCGAAAGCGGTTGCATTCTATCTTCATATAGGAATACATCACCTAATGCTAATGCAGGAGTGATAAGGTATTTTGCTCCATCGAAATCATCTTCGGATGCAGCTGGGTCAAATACAAAGTCAAAGTCACAAGGGAGGTATGAATTGGGATTAGTAACCATTGGGGATTTGGACGCTCCAACTTCTTTTGCTTCAACAAGCACAGAACTTGTAGTTAGTGCTCCGAGTGTTGCACTGAGCGTTACTTTCCAGACATCCCCGGCTGTACCATCAGTTGTCTTTTCAACCGCCGTGACCGTAACTGCTGTTCCCTTGCCGGTCAATGTGGCAGGCGCTACCATAAGAATATCCCCTACAAACGGAATGAGAGAATATCCGTCTCTTTTCAAGTAAATAGTTGTTTCATCTCCACCGGATGTGGCTTTGGCAACCGCATACGATTTCAAAATACGTACTTCACTACCATTTTCTCCATTGCTTGGGATATATTCTGCGAGAGTTCCGGCAAAAGCTCTTGCATTGCCTTTGAATGGGTTTTTAACAATCCCGCCACTGGTAGGAAATACAAGCGCATCCTTTCCGCTCATCTGTAATTTCACGAATACATAGCGATGTCCACCAATGCTTCCGCGAGCTTGAACCAGCGCCCTACCAGGAAGGTAGCCGCTGCTCAATAGAATTTGCTGATAAAAATCTGCCATTTTCTTTTGGGTTTAAATGATTATTATTTTTCTTCTCTGTGCGATTGCTTCTTTACGACAGCAACCACATCGGCAAAGTCATCGGGTTTTTCAGTACCGCCTCCTGCGCCGCCCGGAGTGATGTTAGGTGGAGTGCTTGCATTAAACTTATTGTAGCTCTTGACCAGTCTTTCTGTGAGAGCATCAACATCTGTTTCAGAATCAATATGAATCAATTCGAGCTGGTCATTAATCCAATCTTCATTCTTGATTTCTTTCCCTTTCAAGGCTGATTTGAGTTGATTGCGTTTGTCTGAGATAGCTTTTGCCTTTTTCTCTTCCTCACGCTCTGATTTCAAGTCTTGGAGTTCTTTGAGTAGCTTATCCAGTTTGCTTTCGTCTCCTTTGTTATCCTTGTCATCATCTTTATCTCCCTTATCATCCTTTGCGGGGTGATTCTTTTTCCACTCCTTTACGAATTTTGAATTGTCGTCCCTGATGTTGTTGTCATCCTCTTGGAAGTCCTCCAGATAATCGGCAACCGCATCATCCAATTCCAACTCGTCATTACCACTCGCTTTCTCCAACCGCTTGTAGATTCTTTCCACCTTGCCGTTGAAACTTCTCTCACTCATCGCCAAGTTTTTCTTGCCGTTGTTGGTGATTCCTGCTTTCAGTGCTTCTGAAAACTGTTCTTTCGTAAACTTCATACACTATATGTTTTATAATGATTATATGCGAAAGTAATGCTTTAATAAAAAGGTATAACTATAAAAAAATCACTGTATTTATCACTATGATAAATAGATATTGGTTTAAGTATATATTACCTTATTATTAAGAGGTATTTTTGCTTTTGATGAAAGAGCAAGAAGTACATAGAGAAGTCGTAATCAAACCGCAAGAAGGATTCCAAATGCAGTTTGCATCATCGTGCGTGGATGTAACGTTTGGCGGAGGCAACCTTGGAGGTGGTAAAGCGCTGACTCTTAATGAATTAGTATGTACACCAAACGGATTCAAAGCTGTAAAAGACCTAAGAAAAGGTGATATTATAACCAATCCTACAAATGGTAAAACTCAAACTATCACATACCTTCATCCTATTGAGAAACACCAGTATTATCGGATTTCTTTCAATGATGGAACTTATTCAGATTGTTCTGCTGGGCATCTATGGAGCGCAAAACGAAATGGAGTAGGCAAAAGATTATGGTCTTTATTTACAACAGAAGAATTATATGGAATATATTCTACAACAAAGAAAAGGTACAGAATACCTTATACGTCACCAGTAGTATTCAAGAAAGGAAAGTCTCTGCCATTTCCTGCTTACGTACTTGGAGCACTTTTAGGGAATGGGTGTATGACAAAACCTGTATTGAATAACTATATGGTAATGTTGGCTTCAAGAGATTATGAGATAGAGGAAGGGTTTTCAAAAAGAGGTTTCGATATGAACCATAAGAGAAGAGAGCCAGGATGCTACAATTATAATATTTGGGGCAAGAGTATTGTCAACAAGGTTAAAGAACTAGGGCTTGATAACCATAGAGCTGAAAACAAGTTCATTCCTGATATTTATAAATATTCAAGTATTAAAAACAGGAAAGAAATAATACAGGGGCTAATTGATACAGATGGATATGTTGATAAGGATGGTAGTATGTACTACTATTCAATAAGCAAAAGATTAGCAGAAGATGTTGCTTTTATCATCCGTTCATTAGGTATGTGGGCATCAATAAAGAGTGAGCCATGTACAACGGCTAATAAAGGGGATAAGAAACGAAAGCTAACAGGAAATGAACTATATACAGTTACTATATCCGGCTACGGAGATAGCATGAAAGATTTAGTTACTGTAAAAAGGAAGCGTGACAGGTTAAAATGTAATAAGCACTACACGCATAAAACAATAAAGAGTATTGAACCTATCGGAGAAAGAGAAGGGAGGTGTATAACCGTAAGCGGAGAAAATGGATTATTCATAACAAATGATTTCATTGTTACTCACAATTCCTTTGCTCTTGTTCTCGCTCTCGCAGAACCATTAATGACAGATGGGGATTTCCGTGCGGTTATTACACGTAGGTCTTTGCAGTCGCAAAAGACGGGAGGTTCATTCGTAGATACATTCAAGGCTATATTCGGTGACTATTGTTCTGTAAAGACTGCCGATAGCCCTCGCATATCATTCCCAAGTGGTGCATATTGCGACTTGACCTATATAGATGATACTAATCTTGACAAAATGCGTGAGCAATGGAAAGGTAAACAGATTGATGCGATATGTATTGATGAGATTACCGAAATGTCTTGGGAAGCATTCAGCTATGTGCAGACCCGTAACCGTGGACGTTCAAAGACGTTTACGGGAAAGTTCTTTGCTACCCTTAACCCGAAACGTAGCCATTGGACGAGAAAGTTCTTGGATTGGTACATTGGGGTTGACGGTTTTATTATGCCGGATAGAAACGGGAAAGTGAGATACTTCTATGTTAACGGTTCTACCGTTGATGATGTGGTTTGGGGTGATTCCAAAGAAGAAGTTTATGCTAAGTGTAAGATAGATATTGATAGAAAACTTGTCCGTATTGGAGGTGATTTTGACTATACGAATATGATTAAGTCATTCGTATTCTATCAAGGTAAGCTATCTGAAAATAGGGCTATGCTTGAAAATAATCCTAATTACATAGGCTCTGTTGCCGCTTCGGGCGGTAAAATGGCACAAGCTATCATTGAGGGAAACTTCAACGTTGACCCCGAAGAAAACGAAAAGATTCCTATCCCTTCCACTTCCGCGCAAGGCGTATTCAACAACAACCCTGCCGTGAACGGTGATAAATGGATTACCGTGGATTTGGCGGATTATGGCACAGACAACCTTGTTGCACTTGCATGGGATGGATTTCACGCATACGACATTCTCATTCTTAGCAAGTCCACTCCGAGAGAAAACGCTATGGCAGTGAAGACATTTGCATTTGAGCATGGAACAGCCGAAAGCCATATTATTTTTGACGCGACTGCCGGACGGTATTTCAATGATTACATTCCCGATGCAGTACCTTATATCTCACTAAATAAACCTTTCGGGCTTTACCAACTTACCGCAATGACAGTCAAGGATATGTGCTATATCAGATTATGCAAGATGATAGAGGAAGGTAACTTGACATTTGACGATAAACTTGCCGTTCAGACTTACACTCATCAAAATTTGAAATACAAAGTGACGGTTGAGAACGAGTTTATGGAAGAATGTTCCGTTGTGCGATTTGACGATATGCAGAGCGGAAAGAAACGGCTTTGGAACAAGAAGAAAATGAATCAGATGTTAGGGAAAGGCAGGTCGATGGACTTGTTAGACCCATGCGCTATGAGAATGCTTCCGTGCGCTAACATTGAATACGGGAATGAGATTCAAGCAGGGTATTACAATCACGAAGAAGAAACCAAACAAGCGTTCCATGCACAGACAGAAGGAAGTATTTACGATGAACATTTATGGTATTAGGTTAGGAAATGATTAGTTACAATGATATAAAGGATATTCTCAATTCCCTTAAAACAGAAGGAATTGAAGCAAGGGTAAGAGATGTTGCCTATTTGGTAATGTGTGATTCTTTCGTAGATAAGGCTCTTGCTGCAAAGGTTGCTTACCAAGAAGATGAAAAGCCTTCAAACAAGGTGTTATCCATGCTTGCCGAGAAACTGAAACCTTTCGGCATCGGTGCTATCACTACCATATCTAAAGATGAGAACCGAGAAGCGTTGCTGAAAGAAATATCGGAGATGAAACAGATTGCTGACGATGCGAAAGCAAGTGGAGATTCAGACACTTTTATCAAAGCAAGTAAGGTCGTGTTGGATGCACGCGTGAAGCTGAACGATAAATTCAATATTGAAGAGGAAGAGGGGCAGAAGCGAATAATCGTTGTTCCGCAGAAGCACGACATTATCTGCAAATGGACTTCGAGAGAGTGTTCTGCTATGCCCAGCAAGGAAGCTTGCATGAAGTATTACAACCTAATTGATGCGGAAAAATGACACGGGAAGAGAAAAAAACATATCTATTGCGGAACGTAAATGCCTTGTTGCAGAAGAAGCCGTTTTTCAGAGGAAGTAACACTTGCTCTACAGACGACTATTCCGACGGCCAGTCCGCATCCATTACCGAAACACGCACGGCAAGGCTTCCGAATGTAAAAAAGAATATCGTTTCGCAGGAAAAGTTTCTGAAAGAGCTTGACCCGATGAGTCATGAGGTGTTATTTGACCAAAACTTACCGAGCATTTGCGTGAAGTTGGAAGATGGAGGGTATCAGGAAATCAAGTTCCAGCGCACGGCATTGGCTTTCCAAGAGCAGATACTGGCGAGCCACGTAATTTACCTGTGCGGAAATCCCTGTACTCTGTCTTTGAGAGGTGGCGCTCCTTCCGAGAAAGATAAAGCCAACTATTCCACAATCAAGGAGTATTGGGTAGACAGGAATATGGATGGATGGCGTACAAAGGCAGTCCGTTCGCAACTTGCGACAGGCGATGCAGGACTTCTGTTTTATTATGACCATAAAGGACGTATCAAATGCCGCCTGATAAGTTATGAAGATGGTTATGTAATCATATCACACAACGACAACAACGGTGACAGACTTCTTGAAAGTGTCTACTATGCCGATGCGGACGGTGTGGAATACATTGACAGTTACGATGATACCTACATGTACCGTATACATACACCGATAGACGGTGAAGAAGCTGACGAGGACGGTTTTGTAAGAGAACTTCCTATATTGCACGGTTTCAGCGAGATACCATTGTGTACTAAACGCGGTGATGTGGCGTGGAACAACGGTCAGAGCCTTATCGAGATTTACGAGATTATCTACAACATCTTCTTTGTCATTCAGAAACGGAACGGCTGGGGCATTCTATATATCAAAGGCAATTTGTCAGAAACGACAAAGAAACTTGCCGGGAGTATCATTTTGCAAGACAAGTCAATGGACGGTAACGGAAGTGCAGAGTTCAAAGCACCTCCAAGTCCGCAAGGGATGCTTGACAGTCTGCAAGACTTGTTTGAGAAGATACAGATAAACACTTCCTGTACTTTCCTTTTGCCGAAAGATGTCAAGTCAAGTGGCGACATTAGTGGACTGGCTATTACGCTGACCCGTGATTTGGACTTGAAAAATGCCCAACAGGGCGTAATCGAATGGCAGAATTTCGCAGACAAGATGATGCGTCTGTTCAAGGAGGGATTGGCCAAAGAATTGGTGCAAAAAGGCGAGAACGTAAATGCTGTTACCGAATTTGCTAAGCTCCGTGTCAGCTGCAAGTTCAAGATATGGCAACCGTTCAGCGCAACAGAATACAATAACATTCTTATTTCAATGAAACAAGCCGGCATTCTTTCCACAAAAACGGCTATTGAGAAGAACACAGAATCTGTTCCTGACGAAGAACAACGTATAGCAAAGGAGAAGGAAGAGGCTCAAAAGCTGTTGGAGAAACAGCAAAAAAGAATAAAGGAGTTACGGAACAAATTGATGTAGCAAAAGAATAAATGGAAAAGGAAAGTCTGTACATATTAAAACTTGACACGCAAGGAAGTAAAGTTAAGTTCCCGAATGCTGATGCACCTGCAAAATTAGGTGAGTACACCTATACAGCACAGCGTATGGCAGGAACTCCCACGCTGACTGCTACCCTGAACTATCCTTCATGTTTAGATGAACTGTGGACAGGAGAGGAGTTTGTCGAGTTCAGGGGGGAAAAATACTATATTGACCAAGTGCCTACATCTTCAAAGGATAACAAGAGTATCATGTACAAGCATGAGCTTCAATTCGTTTCAGAACGTATCATGCTGGAGAACGTATATTTCATGGACGTGGTGACAGCTGGGGAAGACACATATCATTCCAATTCCACTTCCGTCAAGTTCATGGGGGATATAAACGAGTTTGTTGGTCGTCTTAATGCTTCAATGGTAAAATCGGGTATTGGATATTCGGTAGTGATTGATGAAGATATTACTTCTGAAAGCAAACTTGTTTCTCTTGACAATGTATACCTTGCAGAAGCATTACAGTCCATATATACCATATACGAACTTCCTTATTACTTTGTAGGTAAGGTTTGTCACATTGGATACACAGAACATGTTGTTTCAACTCCATTTGAGTATAGGAAGGGGCTTGTATCAATCAAGAAGATAAATGCCAATTACAAAATAGTAAACCGCGTCACGGGTATTGGAAGTTCTGATAATATTCCTTTCTATTATCCCAATGATGATGAAAAAGGTACAATTGAACGTTCTCAAAATCTTATGCCTTCCATTTATAGAAAGAGTGGGGGAGCGGAACGATTCTACAATGCGCTTAACGACACGTATAAGATACCAGGTACAAATGACTTCTATTCGTTTAAGAATCAATATTCTTCCAATAATGTAAAAGAATTTAAGATTGATTTCAGTGATATAAAGCCTACCATAGAGAATGTAACAAACGATTCGGGGCAGTTATTTGGTGAGATTGCGGATATTGCTTTTGATGCTAACGATAGTGACGAACTTGGGACAGGAGAAGGGAATAATATATTCAATGGCACGGACGAGTATGTACATTCTTATTTCTACATAAAATTACATATATATAATGGGGATTACGGTTTTAACCTATTCGAACAAGGCTTGGAAGGTGGTACGGCTGTAATCAATATGACCACGGGTAATTGTGCTGCTTGCGAGTTTGAAATAGGAGTTACCTATAAGGACAATGAGCCGGGAAGGGCATTCAATCCTGTATTGGTAGATTCTTTCGGGAACTTACCAACAGGAGACTTTGAGCAAAAAGTTACCTCTAACACATCGAAATATATTGAGAGGCAGCAAGATACTTCCAAAAACGAAGTATGGATTGCTGTAAAAAAAGATAATAGCTCCTTTGGGGTTGTTATGCCAAATGCCACCAATAACTACAGACCTGCTATTGGTGATAAATTTGTACTAACTGGTATCAAAATGCCCAATCCTCTTATAATTGCCGCAGAAAAAAGATTGGAAGAGGCATTAATAAAATATATGTCAGAGAATAATGATGAAAAGTTCACTTTTTCAATAAACTTTTCACGAGTTTTCCTTGCCGAAAATAGTTATTTATGGAACGTGCTAAATGAAAATGCAAGAGTTTATATAAGGTATAATAATCATGAATACCTTATGTATGTAAGTGCTTTTACTTGCAAGGCTGATAACAATTGCTTATATGATGTCTCTGTTGAACTTACAGATAAATTATCGGCAAATACTTCCGCTCTAAGAAGTACCATTGCAGAAATAGCAGGAGATATTATAGGAAGCAAGTTGGGAAACTCGAATAATTACAATGATTTATTTGCAAAATTTGTAAAAAAATTCATTCGTAAAGACCAACCCGATGAAACCAGTTTTATAGTTGACTTTTTGAAAGGGCTACGCTCTGAAAGCATCCTTTCTTCGTATATTCGTTCCATGAACTTTTCTTCCGGTGCTCTCGGTGAAGGCTTTGTTATTAAAGTAGACGGCAAGACGGGTAAATCCTACATTGAAGTGGACGAACTCTTTGTGCGTATCAAAGCGATGTTCTCCGAACTGGAGATAAAGAAACTCTCTTATGCAGGCGGGAACTACATGTTCACCGCTGCCGGAATGAAATGTGGAACGGTGGAAGAACACGAGGATTTTTGGCGTTGCTATCTTTTGGTGGATGATGGAGAAACGGCTATCGAGAACCCGTTCAAGGAAGGTGACCAGATACGTTTTCAAGACTTCAATATCAAGCCGGGTATCTACGAGAATGTATCCAACCGTTATTATTGGCGCTTATGTGTAGGTGTTGGTGAGGATTATATAGACCTCAGCAAAACAGACTGTGACGCCAACAGTGGCACACCGCAGGAAGGCGACAGTCTTGTACAGCTCGGTAACCGCACAGACAAGAAGCGTCAGAACGCAATCACCTTGTCTGTGTATGGCGATGATGCACCGAGTATCCACCAGTATGCAGGGATAAATTCTTATTCTTTAGCAGGTAAGGAAGTGACGGTTATCAGTCCGCAAGGCAACAAGTTCATGGGAGACTTTATCTTGAAAACGGGAATAAACATTATGACCCAATTCAAGATACTGGAAGATTTGATTTACTCTGAAATCTCCAAAGTGCTTGACGAGGTGCAGGCAAAGGATAATTATCTGTATAACGCATCATTTGCAAGCAATACGAACGGTTGGGAGACAAAGAACGATGTTCATTTCTTCACCGTAAACGGAAAATTCTTATTAGTGAATGGGGAGTTCTATTCCCGTAAGGACGCTATGGCTGCCATCATCAGAGATGGGGATAGAAATGTGCTTCGTATCCTTTCTTCCGGAATTAAACAGTCAAATGCTGATTTAGCCAATAAGCCTACCTATGAGGAAGGGGAAGAACCGAAGAAGTTCTTTATCTCTTTCCGGTATAAGGTAGCTACAGCCGGAACGCTGACAATAGGATTTCCTGGTCAGAACCTGCATTCCACCGAACGTCTTGAACCGAGTGAGGAATACGCAATGAAAGAGTATTCCGGCACATGGGACGGAACGGGCGACTTTGAATTGAAGTTTACGGGGGATATATACATACATTCGCTGGCTCTTGCCGAAAACGCATTCGAGGATTTGTATACTAAATTAAGTTCCGAAATAAAGCAGACTGCGGAAAGTATCAGGCTGGAAGTAAAGGAACTCTCGGAAAGCAACAATCAAAGGTTCTCGCAGATTGAGCAGACAGCGGAAAACCTCAAATTATCTGTTACAAAAATAGAGGAAGATGTAACGCAGTTGGGGCTGGACATCAATGGGGTTACCGATGAACTTAAATTATATGTCAAAAAAGACGGATTAGGTTCTGAAATCAATGTGGCACTTGATAACATTTCCGTTGTTTCCAAAAACATATACTTTACCGGAAATATATCCGCCAACGGGAATGTGTCTATTCAGGCAGACGGGACAATAAAGGCTATTGGTGGATATTTTGAAGGAGAGATAAATGCAAACAGCGGGGTGTTTAAAAATGTAAGAACTCCTAACAACTCTTTGGTGGTAGACGAAAATGGGAATGTTAGCATTGTCGGCAAAATATCAACCGCTTCGTCAGGTACAAAAATAGAAATAGACCCAAATTCAAACAGTCTAAAGTTTTATAATTCAAAAGGATATGATGTGGGTGGAATTTCATTCCTTGATAGTGGAGCCGGAGGTACTTCTGTTACTTACCCAAGATTAAAATTAGACAATATAGCAAGTGATGGCAACTTAACTGGGTCTACCACCCTTTTTGCAGGGTCATTGTCAATGATTTCAAATTTAAGTGGGTCAAGATACCAAGTGTCTCTTGGTATCGACGGACTTTCTTTTTATAAAGATGGAAGATTAACTAAATCATACCCAAGTTCATGAAAAAGATAAATTTTAAACAATTACTGATTGCTACGGACATTACCCGTAAGCATTGTGAAAATATAGATTGTAGAGAGAATTTTGCGAATGTATTATACCGGAACGGTAACGGTATCGCATCGCATGCACTCGCTTTGAAGATATACAACTCCAATGAAGAGACAGAGTATAGTGATGAAGAAGTATCCCTGATACAAGAGCATGCAAATGCTTTTTGCAAACCTTTCTTCATTGACGCGCTCAATCGTGCTATCAACAATCAACCGGAAGAAGTAACCGATAAACAGGAATAATTATGGCTTGGACAGAACAGGATTATCAAGAAATAGTTGCCCGCCTTAAAACAGAGTCGCAAGGTGTTGGTGACGTCCCTAATGCAGAAACGCTTACTGGCATAAGTTCTCTGCCCGCATATCAAGAGAAAGACGGCGAGGACATTATTGTACGTGCCCCACTTGAATTGTTAGCTGCTCCCGCTTTGGATGCCGCTGATAAGGCAAATGCAGCCGCTACTAAAGCAGAAGAGAACGCCACAGCAGCACAGACAGCCGCAAATTCCGCCAATGAGAAAGCAGGACTGGCGGCACAAGCTGCATCCGATGCCAACGCAGCTAAAGAAGGAGCAGAAGCGGCTACCCAATCCGCAAACAACGCTGCATCCAATGCCGAAGAGAAAGCCACCGCCGCTAATACAGCCGCCCAAGATGCCGAAAAGGTTGCCAACAATCCGACATACATCGGCAAAGACCACTATGTCTATGTGTATAACAAGGATACGGAAAGTTTCGACAAGACGGATATTTATTGCAAAGGCGAACCGGGAAGCTCTTTCCGTGTGGCTGGTGAATACGATACCCTTGAAGCCTTGAAATCTGCCGTTCCCGACGGTTCGGCAGTTGACGGGTTCATGGCTGTAGGTACGGAAGCCCCTTATGATTACTACGCATGGGTGAACGGTGAATGGGTAAGTCAGGGGAAGATAGCGGGAGGAAATGTTATTGTTCTGCCGAGAGAAATACTTGACTTGACAGGTAGTTCCTCCTCGGAAGAGATATTTGCTACATTTGGCGGTATAGATAAATACAAGGATTTGCTTGAAAAATTGAGCGCAAATAATTACTTGGTGCAGATTGGAGAACCGTCATTAGGCTCACTAAGACATATCTATACTCTTGTAGAATATTCTGTCAAATTCGCTTCAAACAAACAATCGGGAGCGTTATCTTTAAATATCTACAACGAAGACCGGCAGTTAAGAAGATTACATTTCTATTTGGAGGATAACGGCACTACAGCCCGTTGTGGGGAGGCAAGTACTTTCCAACTCGTCAAAGACTCCGACGTCCTCACCAAGACCAACACTTCATCATTCACCCCTACGGGCGATTACCAGCCTGCAACGAAGAAGTATGTGGACGATAATGTTACATTGTATTTTAAAATAAATAACGATAAATTTTTAAGCTATCTTAGAACGCCTGCATATTATAAAGATGGTGATGCCGAAACTGCTATAACTTATGTATTTAATACAATAGATAATTTTAAGAATTTTGTAAATAATGCTTTAGATTATGGATATGCATTAGTGTTTATAAATAGAACAACTAATGAAAAAATGTATATTAGAGACTATCATGTATATCATTCTTCTAATGGAAATTATGAATTATCTTTCATATTTATTTATTCAGCAAATACTGATAGTGATGCTTTTGAATTAGTAACAACAAGAGTATTTATGAGTTATAACGCATCAAATGGATATAAGTTTATAGTTAATAATTTAGTTCAATCCGACAACCTCACCACCCTCACCAAGAAAACCGCTGCCGAGTACGAGGCTATTGGCTCTAAGGATGCCAATACAGCATATTGTGTAACCGATTAAAACAACAATTATGAGTAACGAAAACAGTAATCTTAGAGTTGGCTCGGCTGGAGCTGGGCTGTTTGTGGGTAGTAGTCAAATCATGGCTGGGGGAGTAGCAAATTTACTAAAGGAGATTACCATTGCACCGGATTTTAATGCATCCAATACAACAAGCGTATTAGTTGCTAACCTTAGCAGCAAAGAGTTGACTTTAACAAGGAATGATGATGTTACTATCATTCCCAAACAGCACATCCAGTGGTATTCATACAGCGGAAACACGCATGTAAAATTACAGTCCAATGAGGATATTTATATTTTAACAATACTTCATATGGGAGAGACAACAAGCTATGATAAAAAAATAGGAACTAATCTTATTGACATAAATATGCCTATGAATATAGGATTTTATCCAGCCTTTATAATATTTGACAAAATATGATGAAACTAATCTTTTTAAACAGCCGGCTCGCCAAACTGATACTCTTTGGCGGCTACACAACAATCATGCTCTTCGGCTTCATCCTTACGAAGCTGAAAGAGTTGTCCGAAACAATCATACGCCATGAACGGACACATCAGAAACAGTTCTTCGAGTGTATGGAGATAGCGGCTATCCCATCCGTATTGCTGGCGTTCCATGTCAGTGCATGGTGGCTGTTACTTATCCCGCTATTCTACTACATTTTGTATTTGACAGAATGGTTTGTGAGCTTTATATACCATCTGTTTACAGACAACAAGATTGGGAACGGAGAGGTCAATAAAAATGCTTACCGTGCGAGCGCATTTGAAATGGAAGCCAAACTCAACCAGGATAATCCGAACTATCTGAAAGAACGTAAATGGGGTGCATGGTTCCGCTATTACGGTAAGATATGAAAATCCCGTCCTACTCTCACGAGCAAAACGGAATGACAGTAGTTCGCTTATTTGATAAGAGACACAAAGATAGGAATAATTGACAAATAACGATAAGATGAAGAATAACATTATTACCCAAAGCATACCGGGTGGTTTCTCGGTAATAGCAAGTAGTTTTATTGCACAGTCATTGGAACACATGATACCGTGGCTAATAGTAACATTTTCAGTCGTTGTATGCGATTTAATGTTCGGGATAAGGAAATGCCTGCTATTGGGTGAAGAATTTCGGTTTTCAAGTGCTGTGCGCCGTACTATGGGTAAAATGGTGACATACTTTGCCTTTGTTTGTATGGTGGTGATGATAAACATTGCTTCCGGCAATAAATGGAATATTGATGTGTATTCATGCTTGTTTGTCTGCTTTATAGAGTTCTGCTCTATCATAAGTAATATCTTGAAGCCAAAGGGATATAATTTCAATTTACTGAAAGCGTTGGGATTATTCGGAAAGAAAGTGCTCGATGTCGAGAAAGAAGATATGAATGAAATAATAACTAAAGATAAGGAGTAACAAAATGAAAAAGAAACTGATTATCGCAGCGATTGTTATCGCTATCATCGTGGGAGTTATGCTTTACATGCACTACACACCGTTTTGGGTGAACTTGACTACTGTCGTATCATTCGGTGTCGGTGTTGTTGCCGGATGGGTGGCTCGTTTAGTTTATGACAAATATTTTAGAAAGGAGGAATAACATGAGATACTTTACAATTGCAGAACTGGTTAAAAGCGAAACGGCTGATAAGAAAGCTATAGACAACAGATTGCCGCAAGAACTGCTTCCCAATGCGCAAGCGTTGGTTGACAATGTCCTCGACCCGTTAAGAGAGGCTTACGGAAAACCTATCACAGTGACAAGCGGATACCGTTGCCCCGCTCTTAATAAAGCAGTAGGCGGCTCTAAAACAAGCGACCACATGAACGGGTGCGCTGCCGATATTGTCGGTACTCCAAATACCCCGAAAGAGAACAAAAGACTGTTCAACCTTATACAAGAATTGAAGCTTCCCTTTGACCAGGTTATTGATGAGAAAAACTTCTCATGGGTACACGTCAGCCACCGAAGAGAAGGAAACAGAAACCAAGTATTGAAACTCTAAAAAGTAAACATCATGGCAGCAGAAGTTTTATCATTTCAAAAAGAAGAAGGCAAAACAGCGTATTACGCAACGTTTGTCAGTGACGGTAATCCCGTTACCATACAGATAAAGAACAAGGGCGGAATGGTGACTGTATTTGCCAATATTGAAGGTATGAATCCTATACCGCTTTCCCCAAATGCCAATCAAGCCTTAGGTCCTTCCAATGTGATATTTCGTCTTATTGGCATAGCGGCAGGTATGGAAATTACAATAAGAAGTGCTACGAAAGTGTCAGAAGCCAAAATGATTAAAGAGGGATAGCCTATGAAACCAATCACTACCCCTCACATCAGCATTCCTATAATCGGCATTCCCGTAATCAGCATACTTACCATAGGGTTTCCCGGTGCTGGCGGAAATAAGCCGCATCCATTTCCTGACGGAGGGGCTTTATTATTAGCCAATGACGCTCCATTGTTGTTGACTAACGGAAAGCCGATATTGCTTACAAGTAAAAATAAATAGTAGTATGGAAGAGAAAACAGAAAAAGGACAACAAATTGGACAACTCCCCAAAAGAGACGTTTTGACGGGTAATGAGCAGTTTCCATTTCAAGAAGACAGAGAAAACGGTTCTATCACCCCTAACGCCCTAAAGAGTTTCATTAGTTCCGGTCTTGCGGATGACGAAGACCTTGTGTCTGTAGACAAAGGGGAAAACTTAAGTGTTTTAAAATTTGCCGACCGCCCTTTTAGTCCTGACAGATTCAGCGGCAAGGGGTATAAGATATTGCGTAGGAATATTGTTGGTAGAAAGAATATTCTTACCCAGGAAATGATAAATCAGCCTGATACTATATACGAAATCAGGTATGATTTTGATTTGGATGGCGCTGAGATAAGCATTCCTGAAGGGTGTATTCTAAAATTTAATGGGGGGCGTTTTTTAAATGCGTTGAATATCAAAGGGGATGTAGAAAACAAATACTTAATGCCGGAATGGTTTGGCGCGTCCAACGACGGTAAAACAGACAGCTCTGATGCATTTAATGCAATCGTGCGGATATGTCGCAGTATAAGATGTTCCAATAAGAAGACTTATCTGTTTACCAAAGACATAGATGCAAAGATTTTGAATGAATTGTCGATTGACATGAATATGTCTTCTTTCATAGATTTCCATATTGTCATAAACATGAATGATGGAATAAATGATTGGAGATCGGCATACTCTTCTATCGGGCTTTCAATCAAAGAAGGTTTTATCATGTCTAAAGGCAGCGATACGAAATACCGTAATTGGCAAATTCCTGTCATAATCAGTGGGGCTCCTGTACGTTTGGACAATATTAGTATAAGGCGGGCTCCTTATATACTGGCATTGGCTGATAGATATATTGATGTCATGCGTTGGCATAATGTCATTTATTATTCATGGGAGGACACCTATTCAGATGTAACATACCGGCTTGATGCTATAAATGTGGTGTTAAGGGATGGTACTATATCCAAAATGAATGAGGGACAAGAGTTAGCGGGAGATGCTTGGATATTTAATTCGGTAAATGAATTCAGAGGGTATAACGAAAAAAGGACTTTTGATTATAAGTTAGGTACATTCAGAGGAGGACTGTATACTAACTTCATTAATTGCATACAAAGCAATATAACATTAACTCAAAAAATCAAAGCTAATTTTACCGGCTGTCACTGGGAAATCAGCGGAGTTACAATTGAAGGTAGTGGAGGTCTCATTCAAGCCAACTTTATAGGCTGCTATTTTTATATGAATAGCAGGATATTAAGTGAAAATCAAGGCGTAACATATATTGGTTGTTATTTTAGAGGGCTATGGGATAAAGCCGGAGATATGACAATGCCTGAATTTTTGAACAATACTGATATTGTGGATATGAATTGCGTGTTTCTCAACTGTAGAATAGGGGGGACATTGGTTGATACAAATTGGTACAAAGCCTGTTATTATAATTATAATAGAACGACTTCATTAGGTATGCGCCAGTATGTTATAGATGCTTTTAACAAAAAAAATATTGAATTAAAGGATATCGGTAACATTATTAATAATCGGGAGAATGGAAATTATAAATATACAATATATCTGTTGTGTGGAGAAAATATACCTATTGCCAAACGTGCGTTTAATATAGATATTACCGATAGTGATAAAGAGAAAACACCATATTTCTATATAAACCCTGGTAAGAACTATGGGTTTGAGGTATACAGAGAGTCACCTAACGGGAAAAAAGAAGTTGTTGTTGGATTCAGTTCGGTTAATGACGTTGAAACCTTATCGTTTCAGGATTTTTCAGACTGTGCATTAATCGGTGAACATGATTCTACCTGGTCAAGCATGAAGACATCGGTATTGCTGTGGAAACCGGTAAAGGACGATATACCGGACAAAGCTTTATACCCGCATCTTTTTTACAATCAGGGAGTCTTGGTGTCAACGAGTGGGAATTTAAAAAGTCCGATTACTGATTTTCTCGCAATTCCATATTTAAATGTAGGAGTTACTTCACAACGTCCTGGCAATGCAGATAATGGTTTTCAATTTTTTGATGTGACCCTGCGTAAACCTATATGGTGGAACGGTTCTTCATGGGTAGATGCCAGTGGAGCTACGGTGTAGTATCTTACTAATTATTTAATTATTTATGGTATGAGAAATAACATCTTAGGTGCGGTGGTCTATCTATCCACCGCCATAGTATTCGGTGGCAGCACTGCACTGCTGATGCTCTTCGTTAAGGAGAACAGCGACCGTTGTCACTACTATAACGGCAATTGGAGCAAAGCAGACTTGCTGTGTGGAGTTGCCGCAATATGTGCTGGTATGGTTGTAAATCATTATTTGTTGAGGTCATGAAAAAACTACCCTGTATATTGATTGTATTGCTGGCAATCACTTGTGTGGTGGCGTGGTTCCGCCCGCTCGAGCCTCTCCCGGCAGAAATACGTACCGAGACGAAGATACAGACAGTTGTCAAACTTGACACGGTTCTTATCTCCGCACCGATAGCGGTCTTTTGGCAGATATTGCCGAATGACACAGTACGTATAGGTGATACTTTACTTCACCGCAAACGGGTTGTATATGAAGATAGCCTGTATCGTGCGGTGGTGAGCGGATATGTAGACCCGCGGCTGGATAGTATGCAGGTCTTTCCTAAGACGGTTTATCAGACAGTAACAAATGACATCTATCATCCGGTTCCCATCAAGCCGAAGAAAAAGCGTTGGGGATTGGGGTTGCAGGCTGGATATGGGTATCCAGGCGGCATGTACGTAGGCGCAGGAATAAGTTATAATCTATTTGTATGGTAAGAAAGAAATTAACGATGTAGAAGTTGGCTTGTAGCTGACACTCTTTCGGGGGCTTAGAGTATAAAGAAAGCCCCCAACGTTCAAATAATTATTGCCACATAAAAATTTGAAAAAAGCATAAGACACCGCACGTTGGAGGCTTTAATATCTTCAACACGGTATCTTATGCTTTGTTCGTATATAATCAAATATTTTATGTGGCAGGGCAAAGATAAATATAAAATTCAGAAAAACTATGTGTAAGTCAGAAATCTTTGCCGAAACAATCAATCTCGTGGCGCAGGAGACCGAAATTACCGCCAGCCGAATACTATCTTCGGATAAGGATGCGGAAACCGTAGACGCCCGCTATTTGCTTGTACAGTTGCTTGTTGAAAGGGGGATGTATCCTTCGCAGATAGCTCCTAAAATCCACAAAACCAAACGCGCGATAAACTACATGATTTCCAATTTTCAAGAACGTATGGAAGGCGGGAAAATGTTGAGAATATATTGGGAAAACATTAGGAAAGCGTTGGGAAACAACTGATTTCATGGCAGTATCGGTATTTATACTTTTGTGATGCGGTTGATTTTGACCGTAATACAAAATATAAATCTCTATGGAAAGAACGTATGTCTTCAACCAAGACGGGAACAACGGAAATGGTGGCGGAAGCAAATTCGACATCATGGCTATGTTGCCCAACTTGATGGGAAGCAAGGGTGTAGACCCCGGACTTCTCGCTTTACTGAACCAGGGACGTGGCAGCCAAGACCAATGGGGCGGCTCGTGGTGGTTCATCTGGATTATCCTTTTGTGGTTCTGTTGGGGCGGCAACGGCTTTGGCAACCGCTTTGGCAATGGTGGCGGTCTGCCTGCCGAGCTTAACGGTGATGTCGGTCGTGAATACCTGATGTCAGCCATTCAGGGCAATGGCAATGCCATCAACCAGCTTGCTTCTTCTTTGAACTGCTCTACCCAACAGTTACAGAGCGCCTTGTGCAACATCCAGGGACTTATCGCCAATGTTGGCAATCAGGTGGGCATGTCAAGCCAGCAAATCATCAACGCATTCCAGTCCGGAAATCAGGCTGTTCTTACTCAGATTGCAGATTGCTGCTGCAAGACTCAGAACGCCATTACCACAATGGGCTATGAGAACCAGCTTGCGATGTGCAATCAGACCAACGCGCTTGTCAACACAGCCAATCAGAATGCACTTTCATTGCGTGACGGTGCTACCGCCAATACCAATGCTATCCTTGCAAAGCTGGACGCCATGCAGAACCAGGCATTGCAGGACAAGATTGCGGCTCTTACAGCAGAAAAAGCCACTTTGACTGCTGAAATCTCCCAGCGTAACCAGAATGCTACTATCCTGAATTCAGTAGGACAACAGATTGCTCCTTTGGCAGCAGGCTTGCAGGCATTGCAGTCCGATGTCGATGGAATAAAATGCAAGATGCCTAACACTGTTCCGGTTGTTTACCCTAATATTCAAGCCATCAACACAGATTGTTTCCGTGCTGCGGCTTTTGGTGCTTACGCCGGTGATGCAATGTATGGACGTGGCGGTTGTGGTTGTAACAACTACTGGGGTTAATTCCGGTAAGAAAGGGGGTAATTATGTGGCCTAACTTTTTTACAGGATTTCCTTTCTTGTTCCCTACTATTGGAAGGGCTAATTTCAATACCCTTCCTACGGTAGCCGTAACGGTCGGCACGGAGAACGTGACTTTGGAGCTTCCTAACCATGCGTTCCGTAACAGAAGCTATGTAGGCGGTTTCTATGTCAGTCTCCGCCAGGCAATACCTGCCGGTACGACTGCTACACTCCCGATACTGATAGGGACTAATGGGGATACAAGACCGTTGCTGGCTTACAACAATGAGCCGGTAACTGTCGGCAACCTTGCCGGAACGGGTATCTACGAAATCCACTATAACAAGTACACCAACGAACTGTTCCTTGTTAACGGTGGGTATCGTCCGACAACCGCATCGGCACCGACTCCGACAGCAGAAGCAACCGCTCAAAAGAGCAAGTAGTTAACATGGGGCTTTGTGGTTGTTTCCAAAATGGGAATAGCCACACCCCTTTAAAATCAAACCAATATGTTTCAATCACTTCGTACCAATAACCAGTTGTATATACTTCATAAGGATGCTAACCCGTTTATCGAATACGGTCCGGTAGTCAGCGTTTCCGCTCCCAAGCCGAAATATCCTATGGCACCCCCTATGGGACAGTTGCCCCAAATGGAAATGGTTGTGGATGTCGTTGTCTGTATCAACGGGCAGAACACGACTTTCCAAAATCTACCTGCCGGCATGGATATAGCCGACTTCGGACAGAACGGCAATATCGTAGTGTCATGCTCTCGTGATGCGATGAATAACGAGGTCGCTTCTATGAAACAGAAAAGCATAGACATTATCAACAGCATGGACTTCCACAATTCCGTCATTGCGGGATGTGATAAGATGCTGACGCTCTTGAACCCCGAATTTGCAGAGAAACAACGTCAGGAACAGGAAATATCCTCTCTGAAAGGGCAAATGGCAGAAATGAGCAAGAACATGTCCGACCTTATGGAATTGAACAAACGGCTTATGGAACAGCTCGGAGTGGCTGAAACATCTAAAACAAAGAAATAATATGGGAATGTGGGAAATATTGGAAGAAGGGCGCGGAGAATATGACCGTGACTTCGGTATGAGAGGCGGTAATCCTATGGAAGAAGCCTATAGAGAGGGTTGCCGTCATGGTTACGAGAGAGCCATGCGTGAGATGCAGGGCGGTGAAATGGGCTATCGTAACAGCGGTGGTTCACGCGGTGGAAGCTATAGCGGCGGCTTAGATATGGGCGAACGCCGTATGCCGGGTTACTTCCCGGAATATCCGGTTTACAACGAACGCCGCGATTCACAGCCTTACGGTGATGATATGGGCGAACGCAGACGCAGACGCGCCAACGGAGAGTTCATGTAATGGAGAGGGGATTATTCCCCTCTTTTGCCAATCACTTAAAATCAGGAAAATATGAAACAAAGATTAGATACATACGACAGAATACCGCCTGCAATGGCTGACTATCTCAGCCAGTACGGATGGCATTTCAGCAAGAAGATGTGCCTATGGGCTGTTTCCCGCATGAAGATGGAAAATAAATCTACGGGTAAAGAAGAAAAGCTGGAGCCAATCAGCAAAGAGCAGGTAGAGGAGCTTCTGAAAAAGTACAGTATAAACCTGGAGAAGGATGCAGGGTACGACAGCGTTTACGTGGCAAACATGGCGAAGTCGGATTACTACAAAAGTTCTATCACTGACGAAGCACATCTCGCATTGTTCATTAAGGATTACATAGATGATGTGGACGCTTACAATGGAATGCCTTTCACTCGGTTCTATGCCGACTGCATAGGCTCCGGCACCCCTATCATGTGGGAACAGATGATGTAGCCTATGATAATACAGGAATTTTACATACCGGATTATGATTGGGAAGTGCGTGTATATTATGCGGTGGACTGCTATTATACCGACCGCATCATCGCCGACCTTCAGCGGGTAGGATGCAGGGGGATGGATTTGGTGAATGCCTATAAGAACATGCGCTCCTGCAATCTGAATACGGGTATCACTTACTCCAATATCCGGAGCAGACAGACCGTAATGGTTATAGCTCTTACCTCTTCCCCGGCAGAGTTTCAAAACTCTTTCGACCATGAAAAGGGGCATCTATGCCGGCATATCTCACGGGCGTTCGGCATCGACCCATACGGGGAAGAGGCGCAGTACCTTAGCGGATATGTGGGACAGAAGATGTTCCCGGTAGCGAAGAAATTTTTGTGTGAACATTGCAGACGTAGCTTATGTGGAAAATAGTACAAGCCATTTTATCAGGCAAATCCCGGGAAGAAGTATATAACATGCTTTCTCCCGAACAGAAAGAGACGCTGAACAGCCTTGCCGCGGCAAATGGTATAAACCGCCAACAACGTAGAAAACTTGAACGTGATGCGAAAAAGGGATTACATAGATGAACTGCTTGAATTGGCGGACAATGTCCTTTACATGGACTATTGCCGCCTTTTCCAGGTTATCCAATGGAACGTTTAGAACGGGTTCTCCATTGGGTTATACCGCTTGCTGTTTTGGTGAGGGTATTAGCTTGGTGTCTCTAATTCTTTTACTTTTTGTAGGGCACAGCACAATACATATATGGTGCTCATGTTCGATTTGACAAAATCTGTATTCCCGTCATCTACGTATTGCACATAATCAAAAGCCAGTTCAATAAGCTCTTCCCGTAATTCTTCGGGAGATATGCAGTCTTTGAATAATTCGTCTATTGCGCTAAGGTCGTATTGCTTCTTAGCGGGTGTTGTATTTCTTTCCATGATGAATATTTGTTTAGTCTTTTAAGCGGGTAGACTGATTGCGCCTACCCCAAATAATGTTAGTTTATCTTATTCTTGCCAGTTTACCGTCCGATGGATTTCCACCGAACAGGTGGTTAATATATGCCAAACCTTTCTGCGTGCAAATCACTTTCATTACAATCAAATCGGGGTGGTTGTTGCGGTGTATGGGTGGCAGTTGGGTCAACTCGAAATATCCGGCATCCACGTACTTTTGCTTCGGTTCGTTGCGCTTGAAGAGTATTCCCTTTTCCTTTAGCTTCTTGAAAAGCGTATTGCGTCCGAAAGGCAGTCCGAGTATCTTTGCGGCTTGACCTATGTCCACTTTGCCCTCTGCTTTGAAGGCGGCTTCGGCGAAGTCGGCTTTAGGCTGGAGCTTCTCTATCTGTTTTTGCTTTTTCTCGTTTTCCAATGCCAAACGTTCTTTCTCTTCTTCGGATTGGATAACCATCATGGCAAGTTCCTTACGTGATAGTTCATGTTTGTTTTCTTCACAAGCAATGAAGTATTTTCTCGCTTGCTTCCCACGTTCGTTATTTTCAAGCATTGAAAGTTCTTTTGCCATGCCGATTGATAGGGCATATTCAATTTTGCTAACTTGTTGGTTTTCAGATTTCATAAAATTATGATGTCTGATATTCAATAAGTTACCTTGATAGTCAAAATAGAGTGTTTCAAAATCCTTTCCTTCCACAAAGTCGTATTTACTAATACGACCCTTTATCCAATCGGAAAATTGTTGTTTACTCTCAAGAAAAGAATGTAAATCACGCGCATTAACGGCTCGTTGTCCGTTATTTTCACTGATAGGGAGCAGTTCTCCCAAATTGTTGTTTTCTGCCATAATTAGAGTACATTTGTTTGGCATTATAGAACAGAAAAACGGCTGTCCATGTCCCGTTGTACTCCACCTCATAGGCAGTGGGTGCATTAACACTCCACACGGGGTTAAACAGCCGTTGTATTATATATACAGCGTATTTGCAAGCATAAAAAATGCTCGCCAATATGGCAAGCCGACCTTGCCTATGAGATGAGAGTACGCTGCAAATATACTACCTTTCTTTATAATGTCAAATAAAAAACTTAATATTTTACTTTTCTACCCCACATCATCGCGTTATACAGCGAAGTGGCATACATCTTAACCTCTTCCTTGCTCTCAAGGAAATCAACCTTAGAGGCTGCTATCATAGCCTCTGTATAAATCTCTTTGTTTAAAATATTATTCTCTTTCATGTTATCTGCATTTAACTTTTGTAAGTCCATACTTAGCCAACCTTAGATATATCGTCCTTACGCTTACATTCAGCATCTCTGCCATTCTGCGGGGTGGTATATTTTCTTCCTTGTACAACTTGGTAATGTTTTCTTCCGAAAGTGGGTCAACGAAAGGTTTCTTCGGTTCTGTTATCCCCATCCGTTTACGTGCTTTCGCTGCATATGCTTCATTTTGTTTGTCTTTTGTGACGTAAATAACAGTGGTCTTGTTAAGGCGTAGAGGGAATAGCCTTCTTTCCACTTCCTTGTGTTGTTCGGCAAGGCTTTCTGCATTCCCGTTGACCGTAGTGTCAATCTTCTTGTATTTGTCCGGGATGCGGGAATGTCTGTCTCTGATTATTCTGTCTGCTTTTCTCATGGTCTTTTACATTTTTTAGAATGTTCGTCAAGTAAAAGTTTGGAAAGCTTGTATGTCACAACAATTATGCTGACCGTCATTGCGATTGCTAATACAATTCTAACCGACAAGAAATAAACAATAGCCCAATGTATGAAAATAAGCATAGGCAGGAACAGTGCTGCTATAACGCTCGCTATGATTTTGTTTTTCATGTTCAATATATTATACTAAATTTATGATACCTTTATCTGCATAACTGAACCATCCTATAATGAATGATTTACCGAAGAGGGTTACTTTGTATAGTTTACTCATGTGTTTCTTTGTTCTTTAATTTATCAAGGAACTTGCTATCTCCCGAATAATTCACACCGATAGCCTTTTTACTTTCAACAATCTGTTCCAAAAGGGCTATAGCTTCCTTTTTCACTTCTTCTACTTCATTATAACCGCAGGCTTTATCAACCAACTGCTCCATAGTCGATTTAGGCTTGGAAAGAGCCTCATTCAACTTTTCCAATCGCCAGTAGCAGTAATCAATTGTGGCGATGTGCTCTAATTTACTCATGGTTATATTATTCATTTATAATTAATTCACACCAACTATTATCGCTTTCCCAAAACCATTGATAGCCGCCAGCGTGTTTACGCTTTCCGGAACAGCAATTCCTGATATTACGGGCGCAAATGCCAGTCTTTCGTTCCGCATCGTTAGAGGACTGGAAAACACCTTGTAACCGTCCGCTCTTTATAGCTACTACTTTCTTTGCATTGCAGCCCGCTATATTAGGGTTTCCCGTTCTCCCTAAAGCTAATCCTTTAATCATACTTTCCCTTTTATGCGAAGGGATGTAATCATCCCATTTCTTCCCCTTGTTATGGGGGATACTTCCTTTCAAAAACCGCCCGTTAATAGGGTTGCGGTTTAATCGCTGTGGAGGTATATATAATTCATTCATCTTTAAATTCAAGTTTTGGGTTACTGGTAGTCTCGATATTCCTTTTCTTTGTCTTAACCATTCTCCGATAAACATCATCAATCAATTGCTTAAGCTCATTGACGTAGCTTTCCATGCTCCAGCCTTCGAGTTGACACACCATTAAATCAAATTCTATTTCTTGTAGCAGCTTTACTTTAAACCTCTCGCGTGCAAAGACATTTACCCGTTGACGCACATTACGGTTAATCATCGGGTCTTGTTTAGGTTCTTTGCTATTGGGGATAGATTTTTTCACGGGGTGATGGTTGTCTGTTATGTTGTTAACATGAACATTCATAGCTTTTACAAGAATTCTTACTCCTCCGTTTAAGACGCTTTTCCCGTTTGTGTAAAAGTCGTATCCGGTCAAAGGAGAACCAGTATGCTTGTCAATGGAGAAGCCTTCAGGCGGTTTATCATAGAGTTCCCAATTCATGTATTTACTCATGGTTGTTTTATTTCAATAACTCAATGTTATCGTGTATGTTGCCAATAACAAGACAATCTTTATTACTAAATGCTTCTCCAAAGAAGTGGAGATATAGCCAACCTTTTTTATCAAGCGCAAATCCGGCATAATGATTACTGTACATAACCTTGCATATATCTCCGTTGCATTCAACAATATCACCTTCGTATATTTCTTCACCGTTCTTGTCACGCAAGCCCGTGAACTGCCCAACAGTTTCAGCCCATACGTCATCACACCGGCAGTCTTCCGGAGAATATATCTTTGCCTTGTCTGTGAGGATAAGTCCGTTTTCGTCCCTTCCGGCAGTATAGAAAAAAGAGAGAAATCCATATATCCATTTCCCCGTATCAGTACTTTTCCCTCTGAATTTTATTTCACGTTTCATAATCAATATCTTTTCTCGTTTTTAATCAATCAGTTCAAATTCATAAACGAATACATAGGGATTGGATTCCCATGTACCTTTGCCGGAGACTTTATCTATTAGTTCTGCGAAGGCGTCACAAGGATTACTGTAGTCGGGTATATCTGCGTAATGGAATGAATAAAAAGGAATATCCTTTTGTCCAGCATCCCATTTAAAAATTCCTTCCTTAAAGCAATCTTCATCGGAAATGTTCTGCAACCGTTCTATCTTGATGTCGGTAATTCGGATATGATGGGGCATGAGGTTAGCGCGGACAAACATTTTATTAAAAAATCCGCTTCTCTTTGGCATTATAGGATAGCCATCTTCGTCCAATTCGTAATCAGGCATATTACCACAATCGCTATAGCTTTGCGCAATGGCAACAACCTCACCGACTTTATATTTTGGAATATTCCAACCCGTAAAGTCTCCTTTGTCGTTTTTCCAACCAAAAGCATAATTTAATGGAGATACTATGTTCCCGTCATTATCGTAATCATTTGGTTCAAAAACGGGGAATACAATATCATAAGTTTCATTTGGTCTGTCATACTTGCAGGCCCTTCTCGTCATAGTCTTCCGACCATCCAATACAGCCTGGGTTAGGCTATATTTATCATTGAACATTATCTTCTTCATTGTATCTTTTTTTTTAACTCTTTCAAAACAATCTCCATACCTTCATCCAGTCCTTTCTTGTAACCGGACATATGCTCACCTATGTTGTAAACCAAGCATCCTGCAACGATAAGAATAACTCCTACAGCCCTATGCCAATAGGGTAGGGATACACTGAACGGTGAGAATGTCAGTCGGAGGTGACCGATGAATAATGCCGATACGATGAATATCGCAAGAAAAAATATTAGGTTTGCTTTCATAATCATATAAGTTTTAATGCTTCCTGTAATCCTGCTTCAAGTGCTTCTTCGTAGGCATCCCAATTCCCACCATCATTTGGGCCATCTGATAAATCATTGATAATATGAGTCCCATTGTCAGCTTTGCATATATCATAGCCATAACCACAAGCGTTTCTAATGATGGAAATATGTAGGTTCTTGGTTTCACGTATCCATTTTTGGGCGATGGATTGCATTGGACAAGAATAGAATGATTTAGGTAAATCCTTGCTAGTTCGGAATATGGTTTCCATCATCAAGCCTTTATCGCTAATGACATTTTTGCAATACTCATTAAACCCTTTCTCTTTCAGCATTTTCGCTGTTTCTAATGTTACAAGTTCTTCGGTCATGACTATTTTATTTTAGGTTTTTCATTGTACTCTTTGGCATTTTTAGCTTTTTCACACGCTTGTCTTTTCATAACTGTAGGACAATCACAATTCCCACATCTATCATTATACCAACAACAATATTCACACTGGTGCATCGTTCATTTCTCCTTTTCTTTAAAGTGTTCGATTAGCTCTTCTACGGTAGCCTTGTGGTAATTTCCCATATTAGTATCTTTAGGTACAGAATCAAAAGCTAATGTTCTATATACAGTATTACATGGTGAACAACATTCTGTTTTTGGATGATATGCCCATTCTTCTCCATTAGTGAACCATTGATTTTCATCTGTATCATCCCTCAATGCGGCTATTGCCAAGAAAAGTTCTTCGTTAAATCCGCAATGGATGTATCCATTACATTCTTCGGGAATATAAGGATTTTTAATCCCAAACATTTCATCATTATCTGTAGCTAAAAATTTATTGACGATACTGTATTCATTGCCTATTTTATATCCTAGATATTCTAACTTTTTCCGAAGTTCTAATGTGTTCATTAGTATAAAACACGGTGTTGTAAATCCCATAGTTACTTGTTTTCAAATCGTTTAAACACTTAACAATCCAATTCTCTTCAATTTCTTTCTAAAATTCTTTTCATTCAAGGCTTGGTCGTAATAGCAATCAGGTTCTATAACTGTTTCAGCTTTGGTTACAGGAAGCCCATTAAAACCAATAGCAACCTTGTGTATAATAGAAGCTCTCTTGATTTCCCCTGTTTTTCGATTAAAAGAGAACAAGATATGTCCCGGATTCTTCTTAATCCTATTTACCAATTTATATTCTGTTTGCTGGCTTTGCAGATATTCTATCTGTTCCTTAGAAAGATTATCTTTTGTTATAATAGGTACTATATCCATTTTAGTTATTCCTCCTTATCTATCTTAATATATGTCACTTTGCCACGATTGATAAAACCGCCACAGCTAAACAAATCGGTTATACATGCTGTGTAGTTCACCTCTGCGCATTTCTCGTACAGAGAGCATGAGGCGCAATGAATATTATCTTGTACCGCTTCATGCAGCACTCCGTCTATTATTATTCCGTTATTTACTTCCATGATTAATCTCCTTTCAATTTCTTTATTAGTGCATCAGCCACCCTCAAAGAGCCTATTGCAATATCATCATAAGTTTCACTGTCATCGTTTATTCCTAAAGCAATACAATACCCTTGCATAGCAGCTTTCGCCAATTCATAACGCCTTTGCTCCCAATCAATAGTTTCAAAATTATCAAAGAAGTCGAGTTCTGACACTTTGAAATACCTACCATTCACTAAGGCAGTCCCAACGTCGAATAAGCCTTCAACCTCTACAATCTCTCCAGTTGCTTTTATTTTTGCTTTCATAACTGATTAGTTTTAATATACCTGTTTTCAATACACCAACACAACATCTCGTAGGCTACATCTAATAGATTTCCGGCAACTTTAAAAATGAATGGTTCAGATATGCCTCTTTGGTAACTTATAGCCCAAGGACCAGAAAAAAGAGGTTCAACGCACATCTTATACATTACACCGAAGTCATTTATGTATCGCGGTAACTTGCTGAGAATATCCTGCAAGGTGTAAGTAAATTCTTTTTCTCGTAATGATATGTCTGCATACCCCATTACATGAAGTACCCATTCGTGTCTTGTGGCAGAACCTCTTTGAAATATCATACTTGCATCACTCGTATCTAATCCAAGTTCCTGCAAATGTTTCATTTGGTCTATTGATAATACTTGTTTTGATTTCATAATTCCTCCTCCAATTTTTCCAAAAGTTCCTTGGATAGTATTTCACAGTAATAAATATTGTCTATCATCGCGTCGTTAGAACTCACATCCGCCTTAAACCTCTTAACGAGTACCCATCCATACCACTTTTTCACTTGAACGTCAAAAATATGGCCATATACTCCATGTGTCTTAATTCTGTACTTTTCCATCTCTTGTATTTTTCTCGAAACATTTCACATCCGGATAGAACCAGTCCAAACTACCAGCTATCCCGTCCAGCCATAAAGCACATACATATCCGCGAGAACGGTTCTCTCTATCTACCACATGGAGATAATGCTTGCATTTTTCACAGCAAATATTGTTGGTTTGTTTATCCATAATTCAGTCTCCTTTCTCCTTAATCCGTTCCAGTACATCCTTGTTGGCTTCGAGTATCTCATCGAAAGACGGGATGGGAAACCATGCAACAACATCATCTATCACTTCATCATAATAGCCGCCATTACTTTTCATCCATTTGTTTTCAGATGAAAAATACGCTTTGAATATATCACCATTCATAACCATTACAATACAATCGCCAGATGTGTCACAACCAGCCTTGTCCTCAACGCTCACCCACGGAAATTGCTTTGCCTGCCATGCTGCACCTTCCTTAAATGCTCGTAATGCAACCGATTTTGCTAATGCCTTGATAGCTATACAATCTCTTTCATCATAGGCAAGCTCTGCATCTTTATTATATGTACTTTCACTCCAATGAGTGCGGGCTGCTTTTTCTACCGTCTGTTTCATAATCAATATGCTAATATTAAATTTCCACTTTTGTGTAATTACTAAAATCACAATACAAGTATTGACACCAACCACCGAAGCGATATTTATCATTTAGATACCTACATTGGGAAGTCCACTTACTCTTTGTAATAATCTCGTACACCGTTCCTTTATGGATGAAAAGGTCGCCTACTTTTAAATTGGAAAGTTTAACTGTTTTCATGGGATATTCAATTAATTAAAATACTTGGCACATTTAAATCCTTTCCGTGGCATAAAGTCTGTAAATTCATTTGTTTTCCTTTCTTTTATTCCGTTCCCGATTGTCTTCCGAAACACACATTTTGCACCATGATGTTTTGATGTGGTATGCTTTCCCGTTGCGGTGAATCGTTCTATCGTAGAAGCAGGATAGCAAAAGCAATCTTCCGCAACGGCTGCACACTTTACGTTCTATTCCGTCCACTATCACCCGGTTTCTCGGTTTCCGCTTCACTATTTCACATGACCCGCATTCGGATGCACCGTACTTCCGGCAATAGGCAAGGGAATGCTTGCCACATTTCGCGAAAGAGGTGCAATCGAAGCGGGGGACTGTCTGATGAACATTCATATTACCTTACCATGTCAGTTTGTTATCGAATATCTTAATGCACTCAAACAGGTAATGTGCAATTATCGGTTGCACCGCATTACCTATACACTCCGTTCGGTCCACCCTGTCGGGAACCCCATTAGACTTTCCAGTAAATCGGGGTGAGGGTATTGACTGTCTTGTTCGCCATCCCGGATATACTCGTGTATATTGCCCCGATAAGTAGGGCTTCCGAAATACCGATTCTTGCATGCTCCGTTTGCCGTTGACTTCGTTGGAGTAGACAATACAATATAATCGCTCCCGACTCTGTTGTATTCCAAAGTCGGTGCCCGATAAACACTGCCATTCCGCATCATACCCGATTGAGGAAAGGTTGCATAGGACCTGCTCGAATCCCCGAACAAGGAGCATTGGACTGTTTTCAATGATAACGTAACGGGGTTTAGCTTCCCGTATAATTCTGAACATTTCAGACCATAGGCCGCTTCTCTCACCGACAATTCCGACACCTTTTCCAGCAATGCTGATGTCCTGGCAAGGGAATCCACCGCTGATGATGTCAACAAACGGAGGTTTTGAATACGTTCTAATATCTCTGTTGATTTCATGCTCTTCTCCAAAGTTTTTCTTTATTACTAATGATTGATAATCCTCAAATTCACAACTCCACTCGGTCTTTATGCCGGCAAGTGCCGCACCTAATCCAAAACCTTCTATGCCGCTAAACAGAGAGCCGTGTGTCAATTCTCCTTTCTTCATTTCCATAATTCAGAACCACTCTTCATCCGCTCCAACCTCTACCGAAAGCCAGTCCATGAGGAGGGTTATAAGGTTATAAATCAGTTTCATTTCACTAAACTTTTATCGCGTTGGCAATATTATCCGCATCCGACAGCTTTCTTACCAGCACATCAAACGCCGCCGTGCACCGCTCTGTGTTCATATTGACCGTTTTCCCGATTTTCAAACTATCGGAAGCAAGGTTCATCACCCTTGCCACATTTGAAAGCTTCAAATATTCCAACGTGAACCCGTTGAACCGTGCGTCTTTCTTCCGAAGTTCTTTAATCCTTTCGTCAAACTGGATGCAGGCGTAATCACACAATGTTCTTGCAAGTTCGAACCTTGCAATCTCTGCGGAATGGGATATGCCGTTATCGTCAAGAGCCTGCTTGAACTGCCAATACAGCATATCCACGTGCTTGTTCACTTCTTCCGTATACTTGTCGTTGCAGTCGGCGAAAAACTCGCTCCGGTCTGAACCGATAACGCTGTTTACAGTACGCTCGTATTCCTTTCTTGCCTTATCGGCATCATTCAAATACCGCTTGAATGCCTGTTTGTAATAAGGCGTTCTCTTCATCGCATGCAGACACTCGATAACCTGCCCGCAACAGATGTCGTTCGTGAACAGTATGTTGTAGGTGCACAGAACTACAAGACTCTCATATTTGCTGATTATCTGATTTGCCGTGTCGGTGGTCATTGCCTTGCGTGTTCTGCCTTGTTCATACTCTTGTTTCTGCTCTCTTTTGCAAGTTCATCAATCATGCGCTGATACTCCAATTGTTCGATTTTCTTTTCAATCTCTATGTCCATAATCATTTTTTCTTGAATTTCTCGCATATCCTGCCGTATCTGCCACAAGCGCACACTCTATGGCTTCTAATTTTACAAAAGCATGAGTTCTCGATAAAGTCTGTGGCGTATGAGCATTGGCGGCAGTGGACGGGGGAGAGGGGTTCTTTTTTCTTTGCCATTATGTCCTGTTAGAAAGGCTGTTCTTCTTGGATAGAATCATTCATATTACCAATTGGCACACAATCCAAATCGTAAAATCTGGTTGTTGATGCGTCAAATCCGCATATGAATTTCAATAATCCTATATTACGTCCTTTGGCAATATCAATCATGGCAGTACCTTTTGTGCTTACGTTCTTAAATTCATCCGGATAAGGCTTATCTTTTACTTCCGGACGATATATGAGAATTACCACATCGGCAGCTTCCGCTATCTGTCCGCTATCTCTAAGCCGTGCAAGAGTAGGAACCGGATTCAGATTGTCCCTGTTTAATTGGGAAAGGGCGATAATCCATATATCCAAATCTTTTGCCAAGTTCTTCAATCTTCTCGCTACATCACCCATCTGCTGCTCCTTATTAGCACCTTTCATGTTGACATTCAATATTTGCAGGTAGTCAATCACGGCACCGTCAATATCATGCTTTATCTTCATATAACGGATAGAGGATATAATCGTGTCTATGTTTGATGTACTCCGGTCGTCAAAGTATATGCTTTTCCCTGCAATATTTCCAACCCCTTTGTCAATGGCCTGTATCTGTGAATCGGTAAGTCTCGAATACATGATTTGATTGGCTGGTACTCCACTTTCCATAGAGAGAATACGAGCTGCGATTTGCTCTTTTTTCATCTCCATTGAATACATGGCTATCTTTGCATCCGAACAGGTCGCATTTCGCATCATAGACACTGCCAATGAGGTTTTTCCTTGCGATGTTTCACCTGAAACGATTATCAAATCAGATTTCTGCAATCCTCCGGATTTGGCGTCTATCTTCTCAAATCCTGTTGGTGTTCCAGTCAGTGGCTTGCTGCCGGATAGGTTCTCGTTAATCATTTTGTACACATTTTCAATTCCTTCATTTATCGAAGAAACGGTGGTACTGCTCGATTTGAACAATGAAGCCATATCTTCATTGACCCTTTTTGCCACATCTTCAATATCTTCTGCCTCAGTGTATGAGTTGGAAACAAGATATTGTCCGATTGAATAAAACTTCCTTCGTATGTGTAAATCTTGAAGTCTTGAAGCGTATTGGTAAAGGTCGAATGTATGACACGATACAATATTCATGTATTCAACAATGTCGAACTTTACCCCGTTTTCTTCCAATTTACCCTTTACGAAAACAAGGTCAGCTCTATTCCCTGATGATACAACCTGAATCACCGCCTTGTATATCTCCGCATGGAACGGATTATAGAAACATTCTTCGGTTAGGATGTCCCTTACCATTTCTATGGCATCACGCTCTGCTATGATAGTACCGAGAACGATTTTCTCTGCTTCCTCATCACGTAATTGTACATTAACTTCCATTTTGATATTCAATTTGTTTTAAGACAGCATAATACAAGACATCCCATTTAGAACGTATGTCTGACCTGCCTTCAATGGTGCGCAATGCGCTTTTAAACATCTCATTCCCGTATTTACCCCGTAGTAGCAAGAACTCTTCCTCGGTAGGCAGCCGCATATTTGAAAAACAATAAGGAGCTTGCCTCTTGATGTACGACAAGAATTGGTAGTACCCTTTCTTATCCTCTTTGACAGACAACAATAACTGTTCGTTCGCTGCCTTATACATGTCCGTTTTGGATTTCCCGAGTTCAATATCCAGCCACCTAACAAAATGAGCCATGCCGTCTTTAGGGCTTTTACGGATTTCTCCCTCATTTTGAAGTTTTTCAAAGAATTTTTTGAGATATTCCTGGAAATGTTCCAGGGTAAAGTCCTGATGTCCGGCAGACCTCTTGTTTATTACAACGGTTTCTATCCATGAACTATTGGCGGATAATTCCTCATAACATTCTTTCAGAGGCTTGTCTGATATTTCCGGGAGAAAAGCATCTACTTTATCTCCGTTAGGAGATTCATTAACATTATCATTATCATTAACAGTTAGATTTGTTGCGTCTTGATAGCATTTGTTAGATTTGCTATCATTTGTTAGATTTGTTACATCTTTATTGTAGCGTTTATTCATTGCTTTTTTCCCCGCTTCGCTTCGTTTTGCCACAATATCATTGTACTTGCAGGTATTGTAATCTATTTCTTTTTTAATGAAGGAGAATGCCATTTTAGCCATTGGTTTCAGCTCCAAAATTGTCCCCGATGCAACATACTCAATGATTGCATCGTACACTTCAAGTCTAACCTCCGATGGGTAACCTAATAGTATCTCTTGCCATTCAACATTAAAAATGAAAGATTTCTTTTTTGCTTTTTCTACCATTTTCTTTACTGCTGTAATTGTCGGAAATAAATAAACGCTTTCTATCCATGTATAAATGCAAAATGTTCATCTCCCCGCTTCGGGGACATTTCGGTATATGCTCTATCTCTTTGACAACTTCTTTGATTGAGGGAACTTTAAAGCTATCTTTTATTGTTATCATACATCTTTCAAATAGTCTTCCACCACATTGATAAACTCGTCAAGTGACCGAACAACGACATATTTGGCGCCGATACTTTCAAACTCCTTCTGATAGGCTTTCTGATTCTCCGACTGCCTGCCCGTCTTTGTCTTTAGCTCAACTCCACAGAAAGGATAAAACTTATTCGGTATAAGAAGTATCAAATCGGGGAATCCTGCACGAACGCCCATCTGCTTGAACTTTGCTGCTTCGATTGAATTGCGTTTTCCGCCATTTGGAGAGTGATGGAGAGTTAGTCTATATTTAGGATATGCGTAATCAAACCACTTTACGCAAGCTTTTTGGAGTTTGTCTTCTAAATGTCTCATGCAAATTATGGTAGTTTTAATTTTATTTCATTGATAAGTTCTTCATTGGATATACAATAGCCGGCATTAGCTATGTCGCATAAGTGCCTTTTTAAATCGGCTGGATTGTTAAATTCAATAGGTTGCTCTCCAAAAGGAGTAATAGGGATTCCTTTTTTATATACCACATGCCCTCGTTTTTCTATTTCTTCAATCAAATCTTCATCAGAGGCGACGGTCATAAAATCATCGAGATAATCGTCTATATATATGTCCGTTTCGGTTGTGATTGTAATATACTCTCTTTTTTTCTTCATATATATTTGATTTTAAGTTCCACATCCACCGGCTTATCTTTCATCATGGAGAAAGCATCGAGTGTCCTCTCCTTAGTCAACTGGATAGGTCGGGTCATTATTCCACTTTCTATGTTTTCCAACGGTATCTTCTTTCCGTCATAAGTAATAAGAACCGCAGAAGTTATTACGTAAGGACTCATGTCTTGTATTGTTTCTTTATCTGCCTTGCAATCTTCTTGTTCAGCTTACTTAGACGCTCTGCCTGCTTGCTGTCACCTCCAATATTATGAATGTCTGACTTTCGGTCTGCGATAAGCTTCTGAATGATTGCACCTTCGGATTTGGTTACTGTAAGTTTCATAATGGATTGTATTAGTGGGGAAGTTCCGAATCGAACAGAACACGTTATTTTGCTGGATGGTAAAGGATAATAAACTAATGAATAACTAATACTAATTTTAAAACAAAATAATTGGCAATCAAAAAGAATAACCGCCCAATACGTTCAACGCTACCATATTCCCCATTTTCTCGTCAGTCCCCGTATACAGTGCCATTGGCGTAATCCTGGTTGGGCTTGGCGAGATTGTATGGATAAAATTATTTCCCAAAAACACCTTCACAGGCTATCGCTCCCGGATAGGCGGTCAAGCCACACCGGGATAGTTAACTGTTAGCTGAAATTAAATCACTTAACCCGAACCTTTCACGGGACTTCTGCGTGAGCAGAGGGCTTTCGGTTAATTATATCAAGTCTAAAATCTTTGTCTTTGCAATAGCGTCCAGCTTCATATCTTGAAGCCCCTGTTTCATGTATTCCGCTGCCTTTCTGTTGGCATCGTCCATGTCTTTTGCGGCTATTAGAACATAATACTTGTTCTCTTTTTCTTTCCCGTTTTCGTCTACGAAAATCTCAACAAGAGTAACCTTATAGAAGAACTCATCTTCCTGCTTCTCATTGACAATCTCACGTATCTTACTCCGGCTGATTGCGAAAACATCACACTCACCGTTGTATAGCTCATTGCCTTTCAATTCCACATGACCGAAAAGCTCATCATCGGTTATGTAATGTTCGGTGACTTCCTTTTCATCGCCTTTCTCGTTAACCTTGTTTACTTTTAGCTTAAATTCGTACAGCATGATATTATATGTTTATAGGTTACACATTAGAACGGGAGGTCGTCTTCCCCGTCAGTCTGTAGGGATGGTGCATCCACCGTAGCCGCAGCATTCCCGGAACCCTCAAATTCATAAGGCTTGAAGTCTCCCAGGTAAACTTTTGACTTGGCTTCTGCTTCTGCCTTGTTCGCATCCTTATACTGCTTTGATAAGTATTGTTTGCAGTAATGGGTATTGCCGTATTGGCTCGGCTCTCTACGCTCATTAATATTAACGTTAAGATAGACAGCTTTTGCTTTCAGGTTCTCGTCCATACTTACATAAAGGTCGTTTTCTTCTATCGGAATGACAACGCATTTCTTATTCTTGATTGTTGCTATGCCCGCTTTTTCGAGCTTTAGCAAATTTACGCTTCCGGTTAAATTCATTTTCTATTCAGTATTTGATTAATGATTTTGTTTGCTTCGGTTATCCGTCTCTCAAATTCAGCGATTACAGCATCGTCCCTTGTTATCTCTACAATGTGAATGTTGTGTTTCAAGAAAGGGCAGAAAACTACAAAATCAGCTTTGCTCAATCCTGTACAGGACATCTCCGCTTGTACTTGGTAGAAGTATAGAGGATTTACTGATTTAAGCGTATCGTTATCCTTAACCTCATTCATATACTCCATGAACTTTTTAGGAGTTGGACATTTTATTTCCACCACCTTTCTTAAGCCGTCTTTAATCGCTATGCGGTCGGGAGAAGCGGAGAAGTAAGGTATTGTAGGGTGCTGTATACTTTCGCACTCTTCAAGTTCGCATCTTGTGACAAGCTGGTAACGTTCGGCGGCAAAATCTTCATTTTCGTGTCCGAACTCTATAAACTTGTTGTTGATGCTTACCTGGTTTTGGTATATCTCAAACAGATAATCATCTTCAATATACTTAGGGAGTAGGTTTCTTTCTGCTGCGACTTCATATATGTATGAAAGGGCTGTCTTCCCAAACAGCTCCCCTTTCTTTCCGCTTGTCATTAAGTCCCCGATGCGACTTCCTGTAAAGTTCCCCAGGCGTTGGCGAAGCCATCCAAAACTACCCTGTTCAATCATTTTGTCTCAGTATTAAATAATTCGCCTGTGTTTTCATCGACAACTTCCGCTTCCTGCAAAGCCTCTTTCATTGCATTGCGTCTGGCTTCCTCATTGTCGGGATTATCATTGTACGACACTTCGGCTTCGTCTATGTCGGTTTCTGCCAGGTTATCCTTTATAATAGCCTGGTCGAATGTTTGGGCACGTTGCATTTCAATACTTAAGATACCAAACTTAGAAAGTAGCATTTTTAAAACTGTCTTCTTTGCCATAGAGTCAAAGTCGGTAGACCATATGCCTGTGCCGCGTTTATACGTTTGTGAAAACTTCCTTCCGTGTTTTTCGCAATCTTCCTTGCTCATATAGAGAAACTTCTCAAAACCGTTGATGAGACTGAAATAAGCCATATAGCCTACTATCTTATCAGAAGCGCGTTCTCCAAATTCATATTCTCCGGTAAATCGGTTCGACTTCTTTATCTCCCCCTCATATATCTCATTTACGTTTATTGTCTTATATTGACCGCTACGCATAGCAAGTTGAACAAAACCTCTCCAGCCCATTTGAAATTGCGCTTGATTGCCGTAAGGGACAACGTAAGCAAATCCGAGATTGGGGTTGATAGGTAAATCTAAAGTAGCTGCTACCACAGCGGCATTCATGATAGACTGTGGTTCTGCCTTTTGAAGCAATGTATTGCTATTGGCAACCGCTACTATCGAACTGATAAATCCCGGCGCTTTCTTTCCGAGAATTTCTTTGAAACGTGCTTTCACATTGTCATTCGCAAGCATTGATTTAAGCTGCGGGATTGTCGTTATTGTACTCATTATAAATGTTTTTTTAGTTTAACAATATCTTGGTAGCCCTTGACTAACGCAAAGAAGCATCCTTTCGTCTTCGAGTTCGTCAGGTGTATAATCATATTGATTACATTCGAGTTCTGCGCGCAACGCCTCAATGTCTACCTCTATAAGCTGAATGATTTCTTCTTTTGAAGAATACCCATACTTTGGAAGATAGTCCAAATCGCAAGCTTTGACTTCGTTCAGCTCCTTGTACAGTTCTTCAAGTTCATTTTCCATTGTATTGTGTTTTTAAACCGCCCGTACAAGGTTAAAGGGAAGCGGTGCGCACTTCGCTTCTCTCACGGCTTTTAGTACGGTAATAGCACTACCTTTGATGCGGCATAGGTCAAACCTCTATAATCTCAAATTTCCTTTTTTTGATATATATCTTATGGTTGTAGTAATCTTTGACTATTGCGTAATCAGATTCCGGTCTAATATTACCCGTACAATCTTCTACATAGGAGTTTTCATAGGCTGTCACCGTTGCACTGCCGCAGGCTGTCACCGTTGCACTGCCGCAGGCTGTCACCGTTGCACTGCAGTAGGCTGTCACCGTTGCGCTGTCGCAGGCTTTCACCGTTGCACTGCCGTAGGCTATCACCGTTGCACTGCCGCAGGCTTTCACCGTTGCACTGCCGCAGGCTGTCACCGTTGCACTGCCGTAGGCTGTCACCGTTGCGCTGTCGCAGGCTTTCACCGTTGCACTGCCGCAGGCTGTCACCGTTGCACTGCCGCAGGCTGTCACCGTTGCACTGCCGCAGGCTGTCACCGTTGCACTGCCGCAGGCAAATGAAGAGGTTCTAACCTCATGGGTATTCTTGGTATAAATACCAGCTTGAGATAATTCTTCTTCTGTGAAGTTATCTTCCAAATATTCAGCATCGATAATTTTTGCATCCCTCAAAACCCAAAACCAATTTTCAGTAATGGCTTTTAGCAGGTCGGCTTTCGTATTGCTTCTTAGACCCATTGCGTAGCCGGATTGGCATGCGCCAGCATTTTTGGCGCGGGTCAAGAGTTCTTCTTTTAATTCTTCAAATGTTTTCATATGATTGTTATCTTATCCTATCTGGATGTCTTTCCAAATGTCAATAAATTGCTTCCCGCAATAATTGGAAAGCTTTTCGCTTTTCAAACAAAGGCGAGACCCGCAACCCGCATTCGCATACGCATTAGCGCAAGCCGAACCGCAGAAAGCGAAAGAGGAAGGAGACCCATTAGGCTCGAACCACGGATACCAGCGTCTCACGTTTGCATCGCATACATCAGCTTTCCAACCTTCGTTTAGGGCTTCTATAATTAGAGTCAGCTTTTGGTAAGCAATATCGTGTTCCGTTAAGCCTAATTCCAATAGCTTTTTCTCATCGAGTGGTTCCCTTCCCAACTCGTGGCAAGCATCAAGGTAGGTTTTCACTCTTTCTGTAACGTCTTGTGAAAAGAAATCTTTTCCAAAGGATTCTTCCAATACTGTTTTTAGTTCTTTTGAACCGCTCCGATATAGTTCACGGGCTTTTTGTTCACTTAATTGTAATGTTTTCATATGATTGTTATTAATTGGTTTCAAGAAAAACCGGACTATCTTCACAGACCGCCCGGCTACGACTAAACAAATACTTCATCTGTAGTGAAGATGTTGCGACACCCGGACTCGAACCGGGACGAGTTGTCAAGCTCCACACATCTAAGGTTTGACATTCCTATCATAGAGTGCTGCGTCTACCATTCCACCATGTCGCAGTGTTTCCCGACCAGCACGTGGACGGGACTGTCTACATTAAAAAGCTATCATGAATTATTCACCCTTACAGGCTTTGTTCCCCTGAACCAATTCGATTGGCAACATCACGTTATTATCAGGGGATTTTCTTAATTTTGTGTCGCCAAACTAAAAATTAAGAAATATGGATTTATCAGAATTAATCAAATGCTACAATATGGAGCATAAGTCTTTGTTTACCGCTTTTGCGGTATCGTTCCCCGTCTTATTTACTGTCTTGTATCTGTACATACCCGAGTTTGCCAACTTGGAGTTTTATGAACAGGTTGTTTTCTCAGCCACTGCATCTATCATTTGCGTGTATATATCGTACCTTTTTGTTGCCGTTGCGTATATAGCGGCAAGAATTCGATATAAACCCCAATACTTATTCCTACTTTCGGGTACCGTCATCGCCTCCTCCCTTCTTATCTTCTTTCCTGCTAATTACAATCTTGGATATAGATATGTGATAAGGATTTTCTTTCTTACATATATCTTCTTTTACGGATTTATTGCATTTGGCTTCTTGATTGTCAGAGCATGCGTGAATTGCTTTGTCTATTATTTTCGTCATCAAATAGACAAAAATAATGCCGCATCCGAACCCGAGAAAGAAAACGAAGAATAGATTAATATAGTTGAAAAGCGTATCCATTGCTGTTACAATTTAGTTAACTCCCGTGGGCGTTCCGATGGTTGCCTTACTACTCTCAAACATCTATTGAGAGCCACGGGATAATTACATATTACTTCAATTTTCTGATTATATCACCGCCATAAGAATATTGAGTTAATTCTATAAACTCATGTACGGTATAAGTATCATTGTCAATGTCTATTCCCTTATTGGCACAGAATGACAGCCTTCCTTGCTTGCACGAACCGGTCAGCACATGATGCCAATGGAACAATTCTTTAGCCGATACCTTTTTAGTAAAGTCCTGAAAATGCTTTTTAAAAGCTTCCAACCTTTCCTCCTCGGTTGAATCGTCATACAATTTTTCTTGAAGCGAAGCAAAGGCCTCGTGCAATGTTTCTCCATGAGCGAATTTCCCATTCCTTTTTGCAACAAATGTCTCAGTCAATGTAAAGTCATCGTTCAGTATATATCCTTTAGCTACATTGTCATGAACATGCTTGATAATTGTAGGAATATCATCAATGATATATGCTTTGTCGCCATTGAATGTTTTAATTCCATAGCCAGAGCCATCGCCAGAGCCAGAGCCAGAGCCAGAGCCATAGCCAGAGCCAGAGCCAGAGCCATAGCCATAGCCAGAGC